TCAGGACTCAACAAAACGCGCCAAACTTTCAATGCTTAACTCAACTTCAGCAGCGACTATGAATTCCAAAGCGCTAGCCAATGATAGATCTTTCTGTCCAGCAACCGTATTCAAATCACGATAAGCAACAACGCCTTTCTCCGCACCTCTAATCGTAGCAGCACTAAAGTTGAACACATTATTACACCTCTGACCAAGCAAGTCAGTTTCCGCCACTGCATTAACCGAAAAATCGTAAACCCTAGGACCACCATGCCCACCAAAATGCTGAGAGATGAACTGCCCAGGATTATCCATAGTCTTCAAATATCTTTTGACCAAGCCTATTCTAGAAAATTTGAACCCATGCCCCCCGAGGATTTCCGCCAAAATCGCAGCATTATCTAAGAACCTTTTTCTTTCCGCGTCATTCAACCCAAAGGGAAGATCGACTATAATGTCCACCCTCACATTACTTAGTGTTACGGTGTAACCAACATCACTTTGGATTTGTAACCTAGGGACCTCATCTGCGAGACCAGGAAAATCCGGAATAAATGTAGGATTAGTATTACCGATACTCAACTTCTTCCTACAGTCCACGCTAAATTCATCAGCAGGTATTGAGCATTTTTCCGTAAAAAAAGCCAATTGATATGCGAAATGCGTGAAATCCTTGAACATAATATTCCTATTTATGACCAGCCATATGCATGCACGATTGATCTGAGCAGCCCCACAGGATCGCTCACATGTCAAGTCTGCTATTCTGGCAGCATAGTAGGCTTTCGCCAACTATCTTGCGCGGGCATAGCTGACGCGGGAGGGCCATAGCACACCGTGAGGGCGCTGTGCCCGCTGGATCTTCATTGAAAAGGCAATGTAGGTGTTCCAGCGTGAAGGTGATAGTCAGTCGCAGCCTTAATCTGCGCCTCATAGATCAGGCGCAGCCTTTCGACCGTAGCCGCTGGCTCTCCCCGCTCCTTCGCCTCCAGGTAGTCCCGATGGGCGTTCCTGGCCTGGAGGTACAGCGGGTGGTCTGGCATAACCTGGTTGTCTGCTCCCATGACCCTACTCCATCAGTGGATTGTCGTTTCACCCAGCCCGGCCGCATGGCACTGGTAACCGGCCGCCGCCTCATAAGCTGAATCTGCCAGTAGCTGCAGGCGAGCGACTTCTTCAGGCGAGGCGCCGGCGGCTTCGGCTGCCCTAACCTTTTGGGCGGCGATGAGCGCACAGCGGATCAGGCTTTCACCAGCCTGCACCAGGCCATTGAACGTCTTTTTCATGATGAGAGAACCACAGGTCCCAAGCTTCGCAGATAGGGCTTAGGCTAGCAGACCTACTGCTTTATGCGTGCAGACCCACTACCCAGCCCGTCGTATTCCCGAACACATTGCAGTCCCGCTATTCGGGCACGGTCATACGCTTTCGCCAGCTCTCCCGCTCGAGCATCAGCCCGTGCGAGCAGGTCGGAGAGCACCATGGCGGCGCGGGTGGCTGCCTGGCCTCGGGCGACAGCGGCGGGATCCGCGCCGGGGCAACTGACGGTGGCGGCGAGCTGGGCGGCGTCGTGCTGCAGCCGCTGGCCAGCAGCATCGGCGCCAGCAGCGCCAGCGTCAGCCACTTGGTGTTGTTCGTGTGCATGGACTCTCGCCTCCTCCTGCGCCTGGGCGCGTCGTTGTTCTTCCTCGCGGGCATCGCGCTGGCCCAAGGCCTCGGCCAGGCGGTCCCCGCTATCGCGCTGCGCCGATGCGGCCAGGGCCTGGCTGCGCTCCACCGCCCGGCCGTGCTGGTAGGCGCCCCAGTACGAAGCCAGCACCAGGGCCAGCAGGCCCAGCCGCACCGGCCACCTCATGCCAGCGCCCGCCGCACGCCTTCGTCGATCACCGCCGTCGAGTACGGGTTGCCGCCGTTCTCATGGACGATGATGCCCAGCACCATCCCGCGCAGCGTGGCCGGGTTCTTGATGTCGATCGGCGCCGTGGGGTGCACGCCGATCCGGGTGGCCACCGCGCGCGCATAGGCCTGGGTGTCGTTCTCGTTGCTCGGCGCCCAGCGGTTGATGATCTCGAGCACGGTGTCGATGCCCTTGCCGCCGACACCGGGCAGGCCGTCCTTGCCCCGGTAGTTGATCAGCAGCTTGCCCAGGGCGCGAATGCCGTTCTCGGGCGAGTCGAACCGGGCGAAGCGCGGCTTGGCCACGCCCTCCTCCAGGCCCAGTTGGCCGACCCAGGCGTTGCTTGGGTTGAAATCGATGTTGCCGGGGTTGTTGTTGCGTACACCGCGTGCGGTCATGGGTTTTCTCCAGGCATGAAAAAGCCCGCACAGGGCGGGCTGGGTGAGTACAGCGGGCCGTCAGGCGGCGGTGTCAGCTTCCGGCTCGGCTTCTGGCTTCGGCTCGGCCGGCTCCTTGGCCGTGATCGAGACCTTGGCCGTGTACTCCTTGAGGACCTGGGCGGTATAGACCTGGGCGCCAGGGGACTGGGTCAGGATCTCGCGAGCCCGAGCATCGGCCTCCTCCTGAGTGGCGTAGCGAACCGAGTTGGTGACGTCGTAGCTGTTGCTGACGTTGATGGCGATGTAAGGCATTGGGTTTTCTCCAGGCAAAAATAAACCCGCGAGAGCGGGCGTAGGTGGTTGTTGCGTTCAGTTCTTCGGGTATTGCTGCTTGACCTGCTGCAAGGTCGTGTAAAACGGCTCTGCCTTGGGGATCTCTCCTTGATCCATCGCATGCCAGAGCATGTCGAGTTGCTCTTCAACAGGAGGGTATTCCTCCCGGCGACGCTGCTGGTGGCAGCTGCTATGTCTGATCTTCAATGAACTCCCCCTCCCACGCTTTCTGCGGGAATGCGTTGACCTTGATGAGGTATGTGCCCGGGTGCTCAAACTCGAGCAGGATGTCGGTACCGTCCGCCGTGTACTCCTGCCCTTCAATGACCACAGTCGCCCCAGCGGGCACCCCCTTGAGGAAATCGCCCACCAGGTGAGTCGTACTGGCTGGGCGAGCTGTAAGAACCCCGTCCGGGGCGTAGTACGCCTCTGGACTGACCGGGGCTACGATTTGCACATAGGGTAGTGACGTGTTGGCCCTGATAATCTGGGGCGCGATTGCAGCATCACAGCTGAGCACGCTGGTGATCTCCCCCGATGGGGTGTAGGTGATGTAAGTAGAAGGAGCACTCATCGTTTTGTTCCTATTACGAATATATTTCGACTATCCAAAAAGATTGATGCGTCATCCCCGTACCAGGTGACTTTGATGTTGTGGACCCCTGGCCCTACCGCGATCGAGCCAGAGACCACTGGAGCAGGTGTTGCGGGCTGACCACCATTACCCATCAACTGGAAGCCATTGATAGTCAGGGTGAAGCCGGAAGCTCTTTCGCCACTGGTGTAATACTGACCACAGTTGAACATGATGAACACATAACCGGCTTCATCCATTGGCACCGATATGTTCATGATGTCCATCCACTGGAAGCGGCCGGCGCCCCGCACCTGCCCTTGAACGCTGTAGCTAATAGGAACAGTCACCGCGTTACCTCGAATACGCAGCGTGTCTACTTCAGCCACGCCGATCTTGGCAGCAGAGATAGCCGCGTCTGCGATCTTGGCGTTGCTGATGCTGGCGTTGGCAATCTTGGCGTTGGTGATGCTGGCGTCGCGGATATAAGCATCGGCGATGAACGTCTGGTTGCCCTGTATGGCAAACGGTGACGAGAGGCTATCGCCTGAAGGGCTGAGTATTGCGAAACGGTCCGCCAGTATTGCAAACGTCGACTGAACTACGCCGCCTTTGTTCTCGATGCCAATACCGAAACCACCTATGTGACGGATGCCATTGGCGGTAATCTGTACCCTGACCACTTCCGAGGCACTTGTCACATTGTTCAGGCCGGTCACTGCCTCGGAAGTCCTGTTCACCATGGCATTGGTATTGCCGAGGCTGGTCTGAGTGTCATCGACGCGCTTAGCCACCGCAGACACCGCATTTGCCCGTGCAGTGATTTCACTCTGAACCGCCGCTGCTGCCTCATTCGCTTTCGCCTGGGCAGTGTTGATCCGCGTGCTGAGTGCTGAGTCGGCATTGGTGCGCGTTGTGGCTTCGTCCTGGATGGCCGAGCTGTTGTTGCCGACCGAGGTGTACAGCCCGTCGATACGTTTGGTTTCAGCCGTCAGGCTAGTGCCCTGCTGCGAGACGGTGGATGAAAGTGCTTGAAGAGCGCTTGAACTAGCCTTGGTATTGGCCAGATCAATAGCGGACTGGGCCTCTGTCACGTCAGCGACGAACACGTCATCAATATTGATTCGGGCCGCAGCGTCGGCCCCTCTCCGTAGAGTCGCGTAGACACGACACTTGTCGTGGCCAGCAGGTACGGTGGCAGTTCCCGAAAGCTTGGTGAAAGCGCTCCCTAGCTGATTCAGGTTAACCAACTGAAGCGACGCCCATGCAACAGCCTGTGCGCTTGTACGGAACTGCAGTTGCAGATCCACTGAGCCGCCACCGGAGGTTACGACCGACGCTTTAGCATAGGCCTCCGCGTAGATTGTTCGGCCGGGTGAAACAGAAAACTCGCCGACCAGCACATCAGCATTCCCAGCTGCGGGAGCAATGAGTAGGCTGTTCGCTCCTGTCCTAGCATTCGCCGCCACTACGGTGCCGCCAGAAAAAGCACCCAGAGGCGCGGCCTCGAAGCCTCCATCCAGTAGCAGGTTAGCGCCCGCCGCGGCCAAACCTGTGATTGCGTTGCTGAGACTGAGAATGCTACTGCTTTGCGAGGTTATCGATGAGCCTTGCTGCTTCACCTCACTATTCAAAGCGCTTACGGCAGATGCATCTGCTTTGCCACTGAGAGCATTGTTGAGGCTGGTTATCGCAGACCCCTGGCTGCTGATTTCGCCCTCTGCGTTCGAGACACGGGTGGATAGACCATTTACAGCCGTTGCGTCTGCTTTAGTGTTGGCAAGGTCGGTTGCAGCTTGTGCCTCGGTTACATCCGTAACGTAGAGGTCATCGAAATTGAAACGGGCTGCTGTATCAGCAACCCTTCGCAACGTGATGTAGATTCGGCACTTGTCATATCCAACCGGCACCACCGCCCTTCCGGAAATTTTGCTGAAAGCACTTCCCACCTGCGAGATCGGAACAGCTTGCAAAATCGACCAGCTGATCGGTACGTTCTTGCCCGAAAATTGAAGCTGAAGATCAACTCTACCGTCTGCCGACACTGCCGCATTAGAGGCCTTCGCGAACACCTCCGCATACAGAATTCTTCCAGGCGAAACAGCCATCTCAGACAGTGCCACATCGCGATTTGCAGATGCGCCTGCCGGAATCACTAGTAGGCTATTGGTGCCGGTTCTAGCATGAGCCGAAACTACCGCGCCGTCCGAATAAGGGCCGATGGCGGCAGCCTCGAAGCTGCCATCAAGAATCAGGTTAGACCCTGCTGCTGCCAGGCCTGCTACCGAATTGTTCAGGCTGGTGATGCTGTTGCCTTGGCTTGTGAGAGCAGACCCTTGCTGCGCCACGGTACCGCTCAGTGCGGCCACAGCCGATGAATCCGCTTTTCCGGGCAGCGCATTATTGAGCGAGGTAATTGCCTGTCCTTGGCTGGTTATCGCGGTGTCCTGGGTCGTGTTTTTGCTCTCGGTCGCGGTCACTCGGCTGCTCAAGCTCTGCAGAGCAGAAGAATCAGCCTTGCCGGACACGGTGTTGTTCAGCGAGGTGATGGCCTGCCCCTGGCTGACAATCGTTCCTTCGGCACTGCTAACCCGAGCTGTCAGGCTGTTGACTGCGGTCGCGTCTGCCTTGGTATTTGCCAAATCCGTGGCGACCTGAGCTTCGGTGACATCTGCAACGAACACGTCGTCGACGTTGATCCTGGCTGCTTCGTCCGCTCCTTTACGCAACGTGGTGTAGACCCGACATTTCTCGTATCCAGCAGGCACCAGGGCTTTACCTGAAAGCTTGCTGAAGGCACTACCGAGCTGGGAAACGCTGATTTCTTGAAGCGATGCCCAAGCGAGCGGCATACCGTTGGCACGAAACTGCAGCTGCAGATGGACGGCACCGCCCCCTGAGGTCACAACTGAGGCCTTCGCATACGCTTCGGCATAGATCGTCCGACCTGGCGAAACGGTGATCTCGCCTACAAGCACATCGACGTTTGCGGCAGCAGGAGCAATAAGCAGGCTGTTTGTGCCCGTCCTGGCGTTTGCCGCCACCACGTTACCGTCGGAGAAAGGTCCGAGCGCAGTTGCCTCGAATCCACCGTCTACAAGGAGATTCGACCCTGCTGCAGCCAGGCCGGCGAGCGAATTGTTCAGCTTGGTAATGCTGCTGCTCTGGGAGGTGAGCGACTCCCCCTGCTGTTTGACCTCGTTGCTAAGGGACTGCACGGCCAACGAATCGGCTTTCTTGCTCACGCTGTCGGTCAGCGAGATCAGCGCCTGGCTCTGCGAGCTGATCAACTGATCTTGAGCCTTGTCCTTATCCTCGGTCGCCGTCACTCGGCTGGTGACCTGCTGCAGCGCCTGCGAGCTGGCCTTGCCGTCGATCGCGGTCTGCATGCCGTTCAGGGTGGTGCCCTGGGATGTCAGATCGCGCCCCTGCTGGTCGACCGTCAGCTTCAGCGAGTTGACCGCGCTGGCGTCGGCCTTGCTGCCCACCTGGTTCAGGGCGCTCTGGGCTGCTGCTGCCGCGTCGGTGGCCACCTTGTCGCTGACCGAGACCCAGGCAGAGCCATTCCAGCGCTTGGGCGTGTTGGCATTGTTCGTCGTGTCGATCCACAGGTTCTGCGGCAGGCGGTCTGCGGCTGCTGGCGCTGCGTTCTGGACGATGACCTTGCCCTTACCGCCTGCCAGGTCGTTCGCAGCCTGCGCGGCGCCCTGGGCGGCGCTGGCGTTGCTGTTGGCAGTGTCGATGCTGGCTTGGAATCCCTCGAGCTTGCCTGCGGTAGCCGTGACCTTGTCGCCCAAGGTGGTGACGTCGGTCTGTAGCTTGGTCACGCTCGCGGCGGTACCAGCAGCAGTGACGACGGCCTGGCCCACATCGGTCCAGTAGGCGGCGTTCGGCGGCGGCATGTTCATCGGTACGGCCTTGAGGGCCTGGTACAGCTTGCCGTCGCTGCCCAGGGCGCTCTGGTTGATGCTGTAGGTCTTGTCCTTGCGGTACGGCAGCGAGCCGGCCAGCGTCGAGACGGCGGTGATCTGCTGCTGCAGCTCGGACTTGGCGTCGGCCATGTTCTTGCTGAGGGTGGAGACCTGCCCCTCAAGCGTGGTCTTGACGCCGGACAACGTGTTGTTGACGTCGCTGATCTGCCTGGCCAGCTCGGTCTTGGCGCTGCCTACTCGCTCATTGACCGAGCCTGGGCCGTTGCCGTCGATCAGCTTGATTTTCTCGATCTCGCTGGTCAGCTCCTTGCCCAGCTCGCTCGCAGTGATCTGGTCCTTGATCTGCTCGAGGATGGGCCCGGCGTCGGCGCTGGCCATACCGGCCACCAAGGTGGTGCCGCTCGGGAACCACGGCCCGATGTTGCCGGACTTGTCGACCAGGCGCGCCCAGAAGTAGAACCGCTGCCCGGCGCGCAGGCCTTGCAGCGTGTGTTTGTCCTGCGGGTAGGCCAGGTCCGCCAGCTTGGTGGCCTTGGCAAGGTCAGTGCCTTCGCTGTACCACAGCTCTGTGCGCTGGGTGTCTTCCGCACCTGGTGGGAAGGCCCAGGTCAGGCCGATGCCGAACAGCAGGCTTTCAGCCTTCAGGCTGGCCAGCGCCGGCGGCTCGCCCATCTTGCCGAACAGCGCGGTCGGCTCGGACAGCGCCCACACCGAGCTGTTGCCGGCCACGCCCTCGGCCGACACGCGCGCGGTGTATGTGCCGCTGTAGATGCCGCGCACCTCGATCGCTGCGGTATAGGTCACACCGGCGTAGACCCAGTCGCCGCTGTTGCGCTTCCACCACACCCGGTAGCTCTGCGCGCCGCGCGGGGCGTTCCAGGTGATGCGCATGGTCGCGATGTTGATGCCCTGGTTCAGGGTATCGAAGGTGCTCAGCTTGACGTTGGTCGGCGGCGCCTGCACAGCGGCCGGTAGCACGCTGGTCGGCGGGATGATGATCTGAGCGCCGTCGTCGATCGCGGCGAACTTGCTGTTGTTGCGGGCGATGGCCACGACGTCGTACTGCAGCTTGTCGTCGCCGAAGTTCTCGTTGACGGTCAGCACCCGGTAGGTCTCGGCCACCAGAGTGGAGGTCTCGATGGTGTACACCGACTCCTTGACCGGTACCGCCGAGAACGCCTGGGTCACGGTGACCACGCGCCCGGCGACCGAGCGCACCACGCGGGTCTCGGCCACGCCCTTGGGCAGGATCACCACCAGCGTGTCGCCGGCGGCGACCTTGACGTCGTCGTCCAGGGTCACGGTGCTGGCCGTGGCGGCCTTGATACGGCCAGCCAGCGGCGCGCCTGCATAGTGCTGGTCAGCCACACGAATGACGTCGCCAGGGCGGCAGATGGTGCCGTCCAGGCCCACGCTGAACGTGATGGTGCCGGTCTCGAGACGGTTGGTCAGCAGGATGTACTGCCCCGCACGCTGGGCCTGGCCCTGCGACACGCAGCCGAACGCCGTGATCTCGGTCTCGCGCACGCCGTAACGCGCCAGCGACTTCTGGTCCTGCACGTACTCGACGCGCTGGTTGCCGAAGTTCTCGCGGTCGCTCCAGGCCACCTTGGCCACGCTGAAGCGGGTCGAACCGCTCGAGCCTGCGCGGCTGAACTTGCCGTCGATGACGTTGGCGTTGGTGTAGGTGTAGACCGGGTCGCCTGGCATGTCGGCGGCACAGGCCACCTGGCTGCTGGCGTAGTAGCTCATCCCCCGGAAGACCGAAGCCAGGTCCTGAAGCACGGTCAGGGCGTCGGCGCGCGATTGCAGGTACACGTTGCAGGTGAACCGCGGCTCGCGGCCGCCCTTCCCGTCCGAGACCATCTCGTCGCAGTAGCGCGCGATCTGGTACAGCGCCCACTTGTCGAGCTGGCTACTGTCGATGAAACGCCCCAGGCCATAGCGGTCGTTCAGCACGATGTCGCGCCAGATCCAGGCCGGGCAGTCGGTCCAGGCCAGCTTGAAGGTGCCGTCCCAGGTTCCAGCGTAGGCACGGGTGGCCGGGGTGTAGTTGCTCGGCACCTGGATGATCCGCCCGCGGATGTGGTAGGCGCGCTCCGGGATCGACGAGAACTGGCTGGCATCGATCTTCAGCCCGCACAGCGCGGTATACGGGTACTGCAGCTTGGCATCGATGATCTCGGTGTAGGTACCGACCGAGGTGGTGGCCTGGGTGTTGGAGGTGGTCGAATCAGGCGTGGTCCGGCGCACACGCAGGCGCCAGCCACGGTTGGCCTTGGGCAGATCGATACGGATCGAGCGCTGGTAGCCGGTGGTTGTCTTGCCGTCGAAGGCGCCGCTGTGCACGACCTTGTAATCGCTGTCGTCAGTCGACAGGTCGATCTCATAGGCGACCCGATACCCCACGCGGTCGCCGTCCTTCTCGGTGACGACCAGCGCACTGGCGCTGAGCTGAACGCGCACGGCTGACAGTTCCAGGTTGCTGAACGCCTGGACCCAGGGCTGGCTGGCCTTGAGTTCGACGCCGACCGACGACTGCGACTCGACCGCCGGAAAGCCGGAGATATGGTCTTGGTCGTGCTCGCCGGTGCGCTGTTCCCAGGTCACGCCGGTGAAGTTCAGGCTGCCGTCGCTGTTGGCCAGCGGCGTCTTGTCCAGATAGATGGATTGCGCGCCGTTGACCAGGCCGACGATGGGACCTTCGCTGATCCCGTCCAGGATGTTGGCATAGCTGATGTTGATCAGGCTGTCGGGGCTTTCGACAGGCGTGTGCTGTTTGGACTCGCCTTTGGAGCCCAGGATGGACAGGTCAGTCATGGAAGCCTCTATTGCTGGTCTTCGGCGCGAATGCCGAGGGAGAGCTGAGCAGAGCCGGCCGTCATCTCGCCGTAGCACAGCGGTACCGGGTTGCCTTGGGTGATGGTGTTCTTGATGCCGGTGAAGTTGTAGCTGGGGCGGTTATCGACCGATTCGCTGCTGTCGATCTTGGCCTGCTGGCCGGTGATCATCTGGGCAACGCCGCCGATGGCCAGTGATAGGCCAAACATGGCAGTGGCCCCAGCGAAGCCGCCAGCAGCAAGCGCGCCACCCCAACCGCCCGCACCGGCGATGGCCAGGCCGCCCACACCACCAGTGGCGATGGTCGCTGCAGCCATCAGCGCAATGCCCAGCACCACCTGCAGGCCGCCACTGTTCTTGCTGCCCTGCACCACCGGCGCGATACGGATTTCGGCATTCCCGGGCGGGTGACCCAGTTCGTCCTCGCCGATGTTGCGCTTGCCGTAGAACACCGCGAACGCCAGGCCGCGATCCTTGGACCTGGCCAGGTAGGCCTGGAACTCAGGGAACAGGATGCACAACGCCCTGACCGCCTCGGCCGAAGACTGGACCGCCAGGCGGTGCACGCGCCCGAAGAGCCGCCCAGGTTCGCCGTGCAGCCGAATGGTGCGTACTCGTTCAGCCATAGGGGGATTCCTTGTGTCGCATGTAGAACCGGGCAGCCTCGAGCCAGAAGCCACCGAACACGTCTCGCTTTGAATCGCGGCCGTACAGGTGGTGGAGGATGGCGCCCGGTACCGGGTGATGATCGGGTTCTGTCTTGAGGACACCGTCGGCCAGATAGACACCAGCGTGATTGGCCTTCTCGGACCGCACCTGCATGACGATGAGGTCGCCCTGGCGCAGGTCGCTCGGGTCAACGGGGTAGAAGCCGGCGCCTTCGAAGTTGTCGGCGTAGAGGTCCTGGCCCATGTCCCACCAGCCGTCTTCGCGCTCGTAGTCTGGAAGCTCGATGCCCAGCTCTCGCCGGTAGTAGTCGCGCACCAGGGTGTAGCAGTCGAGCACGCCGTGGTGGAATGGCCGGCCCACCAGCGGGGCCTGATATCCGGTTGGCTCGTGCACCAAGTGCCCCACCGGCTCACCCTCGCGGACCTCAATGATCACCCAGGGCAAGGCCGTGGCCTCCATCGCTGCGCGGTCGGGCGTGCTGAGCTGCGCCGACTGTCCTGGGTGACTGTGCACCACTGCGGCGACCGTGCCGCGATCTTCCGCATAAGCCCAGTCCTGGGGGTTGATCCGAAAGTCCTGCTCGGGATCCGGCGCCGAGTTGTGCAGCGGCAGGTATTGGAGCTTGCGCCCCAGCCTGAGCAGCAGCCCGCAGCACTCCTGGGGAGCTTTCTCACGGGCGTGCGCGTACATGGCCGTGGTAACAGCCTCGGAAATTCTCATGGGTGAGCCTCAGTTGCCGGCGGAGGGGAAACTGCCGTAGCGCAGGGGGTTGTGCTCGCCGAAGCGCAGCTTGCAGCCAGTCAGTGTTCCCGAGCACACGTCGCGCTCTGGGTCGCTGGTCCGCACGTCCTTTTCGGTGGCGTAGTTCGAGCCGGTATAGCCGCAGTAGGGCCCCCGGTATCCGCCAATGGTCAACCACTGGCAGCAGTTGGCGACGATCTGCCGGCCGGGCAGCTTGCGGTCTGAGGCGATCAGCGGGGACTTCAGCACAAACGAGGAGACCTCGTTATCGGACGACTGCTTCTGGTCAATGGCCAGCACATCGTCGGCGAAGTGCTCGTCCGGATCCGCCTCCGGGTTGCCCCCAGGAAAATTGGCGGCGTCGAGGAAGCGGCCAAGCGTACGGTGGCGCACCACCCTGGCGTCGATCAGGTCATCGTAGATCCGGCACAAGGCAGTGATCAGGCCGGAGACGTTCCCCACTGTCAGGGTCGGGCTGTTCTGCTGTCCGTCCCCTGTCATCCCCATGCCCTCGACCTTGATGGGCCAGGGCGAGTACTCCCGGCCCTGCCAGAAGATCGGGCCGACACGGGTGTAGCCATGGAAGTAGTACACGTCGCCGTTGAGCGCGGTCAGGTCCAGCTCGAACAGCTCGACGTACTGCCCAGGCACAAGCTTCTGGATGTCTTCGTAGATGCTCTCGGCCATCAAGTCACCTGGTGGGTTTGTTCAAAGGTTGCGGTCAGCATCCACAGATCGCCCCCTTGGTCCGTGGGGCTGTATGCGTTGCAGGTGAAGTAGAGGTCGCCGTCGAATGGCGTCTTCCAGATGAAGGGCTTGTAACCCCGCTGGGCTCGGAGAAACGTCAGGATCGCGGCAATGCGAGCCTTCTTGCCCGTGAAAGTAAGGTTCCAAGACTGGGTTTCGTTGTTGATGCCGTCCCCGGCAACCTGGCGGTAGCCGTTGCCGAAGTTGGCGGAACGCACAGCGTTCTGGAACGTGCCTGGGGCCGAGCGATTCGGCTTCCACGTGAATCGTTCGGCCATGTGGCCCTCCTGCGTGTTCTATCGAATTGGCCGGTTGATCGCCGCCCAGATCATCCCGCCGCGCTTGAGCTGCTTGGCGATCTCCTGCTGAGCACCCTCCTTTGCGGCCGTCATATAGGCCTGTGTGACAGCGCTCATGTCGCCTGCCGAGGCATCGACCTGGCCTGAGCCTCCGTCGATGCTGATCTGCTGCTGGATGACTACCGGCGCAGGCCCAGCGGCAGCCTGGCGCGGCGCCTGGCGTGTGGTGATGGAGTCGACGTAGCCGCCATCGGCATAGCCGCGGGTGTTCAGCGTCTCCAGGTAGTCACGCATGCCAGGCTGACCCACGACCTCGCGCCTCAGCACGAACTCGCCGCCGTGCACTATCCCGGCCGGCTCGTACTTGCCGCCGTCACCGGTATAGCCGCCAGAAGAGTACCCGCCAGGTCTGTAGGCCATCCCTGCCGAGGCACCGCCGAGACCAAAGTCAAAGCCGCCCCCGCCGGCCGCCCCAGCAGCACCGGTAGCACCGGTAACGGCCCCGGCACCTCCCAGCCACCCACCCAGGGCAGACGTCGCAAAGCTGGACAGCAGGCTGGATGCTGCCCGCTGCGTTGCGATCCGAGCCATGTCCGCGAGTATCGACCTGGTGAAGTCGGAGAACGACAGCTTGCCGGTCATGGCGAAGTTGACTACCGCGTCCTCCATGGAGGTGAAGGCGCTGGTGAACAGCGCCCGGGTCTGGCCGGCCACGTCGCGCGCCTGTTCCAGGTAGTTCTGGAAAGCAGAAGAGGCGCCATTGCGCCAGTCGCCTTGGGCGGTGGTCATCTTGTCGTAGTTCGAGACAGTGGTGCGCTGCAGGTCCTGCTCGGTCTTCGCGAGCGCTGCCAGCTTCTGGTTGTACTCATCCAGGCTCATGCCACGCGAGCCATCGCCGTACTGGTTGGCCAGGTCCAGGCGCTGCTGGTTGGAGCGGTCGGTGATGCCGTTCTGCTGGTCCAGCAGACCGCGCTGGCGGTCTCCCAGGCCCAAGCCGTCAGCGGCGCGCTGGCCTTGAAGCTGGAGCGCCCTCACCTGCTGGTCAAGCGCGTCGGTGTATGTTTGTACCGCTCGAGCCTGCTTGGCCAGCCTGCCCTGCTCGTTCGTGGCCAGCACCGCCAGCTCAGAATCCGCGTCCCTCTGCGCCTTGACCATCGCAGCGCGCGCGTCGGCGATCTTCTGGTCGAGCTGGATACGCTGCTGAGCAGTGGTCGAGCTGCGGCCCTTCGCCTCCTCGATCGCCCTGATCTCTGCCTGGTAGGCCTCTGTGACGTCGGTCTTCTGCTGCTGGAGCAGCGCAGCACGCTGTGCTGTGTAGGCTTCCTGCGACACCACGCCGGCTTTCTGCGCCGCATCCAGCTCTTTCAGCTTGTTCTTGTACTCGCCGAGGATGGCGGTGAGCACGTTCTTTTGGTCGTTGAAGCTGCTGAGATCGACGGGCGCCTTGGGCCCTGCTGGGTCCTTGAACTGCTTGGCAATATCGGCTTTGACCCGGTCAACATTTTCGGGCTTAAGACGCTCATCTGCGGGATTTACCTTTCTGATCGCATCAAGAGACTTACTGTACTCTTTGAGTGCATCCGCCCGTTTTTCAGCATTAGTTCTTGCAGATTTCTCTAGGGCGTCGATCTTACTGATCGCTACGATGGCATCTTGCTGACGCTGGGCATCAAGCGCCTGAGCTTTAGCGATTGCATCAAGGGTATCCCGCTGCTGGGTTAAGCCTTTGAGCTGCAGGTTAGCCTCTACCAGCTTTTTCTGCGCGTCGGTGTCCTCTGGGTTTCCATTGATGGCGCTCTGCGCGGCCGCCGCTCGCTGCTGTGCCTCGACAATTTGGCTGGCAATGTCCTGATCTCGACCAATGTCCTTGATCGCATCTGCTGTTGCAGCAGCCTCACCACGAATCGCCTTCCATGCCTTTTCCCAAAGAGACAGGTTTTCGGTGACCTCATGGCTGCGATTCTTGATCGTGTCGACAAAAGTGTCGGTGAGCAGCTTGGCAGCCCCTATGGTGTCACCCTGCTCTTTCAAGGCGACGATCTGCGAGTAAGTGGCCGCAGTCAGGAAATTGTACTGTTCGTTCAGGTCCTTGGCTGCCGTGACCGGGTCCTTGCCGATCTTCACGAACTCGGCGACGGTATCCTCCACCGCACGGCCCGTGGCATCACGCCAATCGAGCGCAGCCTCGGTAATCTCGACAAAGCTGTCGGCGGCGATCTTGCCGCTGCCAGCCAGCTGAGTCAGCACTTCCGCTGCAGCGCCAGTGGTGCCAACGGTGGCAGATACCTGGGCAGCCATTCCAGACAGGCGATCGGCAGTGGTGCCCGCCGCGTTACCGGTGGTGATGAGGGCCTTTTGAAAGCCGACTGCTTCCTCGCTGCCCTTGTAGTACGCGTATCCCAAGACGCCCATGGCAGCTGCTGCTACCGTGAACGGATTCACCAAGCCCAGAACGTAACCGCCGAGAGCCTGTATCGCAGGACCCACCCCGCCAAACATGTCTTTGAGCTGACCACCCTGTTGGAGCAACACGGTCAGCGGAGCCTGGCCACCCTGTAGCGAAACGACAATGTCAGTAAACTGTGCCGGCACATTGCGCAGCGCTGCGGCAGTGGCCTTGGCCGTCATACCGGTTTTGTTCAGCGCAGCATCTGCGCCGCCGAGCGCGGTTCGAGCCTGGTCAATTTTCCCTTGATACTCACCAAAGGTCTCAGCATCTAGAGCGCCGCTAGTGCGGAAGCCTTTGAGCTTCGATTCCATTGCATCCAGGCGACCAAGCGCAGCAACCGTAGGATCGATCTTTCCCAGCAGTTCCTCGATCGCTCGCCCCTCGTCTCGCTGCGCCGCTGCAGATGTTTTTGCGACGGCAGCCAGTCGATCTTCTGCGGCCAGAATGGCTTGCGCTCGACTTGAGATCGCCGCTTGCTGGTTCGCCTTGTCCGACAGCACAGCATTCGCCTGAGCATTGACTTCGGCGGTCTGTGCAGTGGCTCGGTTGAGCGACTGAACGTGCTCGGCCGCCTCCATCGAAGCCTTAGCCAACGCCAACAATCGCGCTTGCTGCTCGTCTGCCGTTTCAGCTGCGCGACGTCCGGCCTGCGTGGTTGCCTCAGTAGCACCAGTTAGCGATGCCTGGGCCTGCCCCGCCTGTTCAGCGCCTGATCGATATGCAGCCATGTTCGATGCAGCAGCGCTGAAGGCTGTGGAGGCGTTGGTCACTGCACGCCCAACAGTCGCCATCTGCTGAGCCAACTCGCCTTGCTTGGCGTTGAGCGCTTGCAGTTCTTGCACAATCTGGCGGGTGTCACCGCGCATCTCGGTAAGCGCAGACTCCCATGCCTGGCCTGCCTTGCCAGCAGCATCCTCGGTACGCTTGCCGGCATCCGTTAGCCTGTCAAGATCAGATGCGGCGCTGACGGCATCGCCAGACTCAACGCGAATGCCAAGCTCAGCGATGGTCGTCATGTTTTCTCCAGGCACAAAAAAACCGGCCTTGGCCGGTTTTGGATATGGGTTGAGCTACTCAAGGGTTTTGGCGTAAACCGCCTTGAATCCATCCAGGTCGTTGTCGCTGACAACATCCTCGGTGTTACACACTTTGAACTCGACTTTATGAGCAGCCGCTAGGGTTTTCAACGCCGCATCTGTTGGCTTGAGCTTAAACTTCTCAATGACCGTGTTCTCGGCAGAATCAGCCGAGTACTCTGTATCTATGCCTTTGAGCGGCTTGCCATCTACAAGCCAAAAAACATAGTTACAGGATCCGTACTGCCGTTTGTCTGCGTAAGTTAAAAGGTCGATAACTAGCCTGGACTGATCACCAGCACTGAAGATAGCACTGGTGAGTGAAAACTTCCCTGGCCCCGGCGGCAACGGCGTCCAAGAAACGGTTTTCACACCAGAAAACCTGTCTACTGACTCAGTGAGCGTCACCGCCATAGCCTGCTGCACAACGCTCGTCAGGACCATTCCTGCCAGAGCTACCACTGCCAAACGCTTCATGCCCGCCCTCCTTGATTGATGAGGGCAATCTACCATTGCGGTGGTGAGACGCCAAAACCCCGCGCATTCAGGTTTCGTCTTTGGAGGTGCGGCTATAGGGCCATGCCGTGCGCTACGACTTTAGGACCTCGGCCTGCAGCTTCAGCCAGTCCCGAGCGCTTTACCCCTCAGCAAGCACAAAGCCCGGCAGTATCCTAATCTGCTGCCTCAGCCATCACAGCCAGGGCCTCAACCTCGAAAACGCGCAGGTCAGGAAAAATGTCGATAAGGTCCCGCCGCTTGATCCCCAGCATAGCGGCGGTGGCCGGCACAGCGGTGTAGTCCAAGCCCGACGCCCCGCCCTGCCCGGTGCGCCATTGCGTGCCCAGTGCCTCGAACAGGCGTAAGGCTGGCCAGGCATCCGGCCACACCTCCACCTCTTCCTCCGGTACGTCCGCCAGGCTCAAGCCCAGCGCCCCCAGTTGCTCGGCGGTGGGGCCACGCTCATACATGGCCCGCGCCGCCGCCCTCAGTTTCCCAAGCGGGCCGGGGCGTAGGCTGCCTGGTACGCTTCGATGACGGCCTTGGGCGCGCCGGTGCAGGTCAGCACCAGCTGGTGCACTGCCTCGTCGGTGAACTCGTCCTCCAGGCCCCAGCCATGGACGATCTCCTTGAGCTGATCAGCCTGCAGCTTCACTTCACTGCTGGTGACCTCTGCCCAGGTCGCCCCTTGCTTGGCTTGCTCGGACAGCTGCTCGCGGGCCTGATTCCAGCGGTCAAACATCTCTGCCAGCGCCAGACGATCAAAGTAGCGGAACTCGAACTGGACCTCGACGGGCTCGCCGCCGACTCGCGGCATCTGCACTGGTGCGCTGAACGTTGGATTCTGCGCGATCTTGATCTTCGCCATAGGTGCTCCTTATGCGGCCTGGATGTAGCGCAGTGGACGGCCCGAGAGCGCCACGTTGATGGTGCGGGTCATCAAGCTGTTGCGCTCCATGGTCGGAGTGCTGGAGATGCTGACGTAGCCCGGGTAGAGGATCTGGTCGCCGTTCGGGAGTTTGAGGCGCAGCACGGTCAGGGACTTGGTGTCGCCGTAGCCCTCGACCAATGCGACGTAGGCAGCGGTCGGCTGATCCTCGACGGTGATCGCCAGGTTGATCGGGTTGCGGTTGGTGGGGAACTGGCGGTCGTCGTCGTCCTCCAGGTAACCCACGGTCAGGTACTGTTGCTCGCCGCCCGACGAAGTGAACGCGGTCACCTTGGAGATCTGCGCCCAGTTGCTGACTGGGACGACAGAGCCTACGCCGGCGCCAGCGGTGTACTTGTCGGCGTTGGTGGTGTTCAGCCCGCCCATGGAGAACTTGTCGGCGGCCACGCTTGCGGCGCGCACAGCCCGGTCGTTGATCAGGGACCAGCCCGAGTTCACGACCAGCACGTCGCCGTTTTTGATGCTATGCCCTGCGGCGGTGGCCACCGGCGGGGCGGCGTTGGTCAGGGCGGTGAAAGCGACGGCACTGCCGAGCGACGCGGCGATCTCCAGTACAGAGCCGTTCGGCAGCGGAAAGCGTGCGGCCATGGTGTTTTCCTCTTGGGTAAAAGCGAAAAGCCCGCACGGGGCGGGCTTAGTGGGTGTAGCGGCCGGCGAAGCTGACTAGCGCTTCGACTCCAGGGCGCTGATGCGCTGGGACAGAACCGCATCATCCGAAGCACGCTGGCGCGCCTCGTTGCTGAGACGGTCGTTGAGGCTGGCCACGGTGGCGGCCAGGCCGGCCACTTGCTTTTCCAGCACTGCAATCTTCTGGGTATCGGTCATCGTCTTTCTCCTCGGTTGAATGGGGACTTCAGCGCAAGACTGTCCAGTCCACGTCGAAGCTGGCCCGGTGATATTGGGGCGCTGCAGCCTTCCCCGTAGCTCCCATCCGAGTGCTACAGGTCCGCGATGCCGCGGTAGGTAAAGCTGGCCGGGACTGTGTAGGTCGCCGACTCGGTGATGGTGGGTCCCTGCTCCACTGGCTCGGTGATCAGGCCTTCGAAGCCCTTTCGGCTCAATGGAGAGTCGCCCCGGAATACGCTAGACAGCTCGTCTACCAGAGCCTCAGCACCCGCCAGCGCCTGGCCAGCCGGGCACACGATGCTCACCTGGTAGACGCCGGTGTACTCGTAGGCCTCTCCGCCCAGGTAGTTGCAGGTGGTGCTGGCCGGCAGCAGGTAGGCGCGAAGATAGGTTTCGCCAGCCTCGGCCTCGAACCCCTCTTCGAAATTGGCCACTCGAATCGGGCGCGCCGCGGCCCAGGCCATCAGCTTGATCTCGATGGCCTGGCGGGCTCGTGCATGGCTCATACGCGGTTGTTCCTGATGGCTTCGTCGACGATGCGCTGGAAGTTGGCCAGGGTCACTCGGACCATGCCGTTCGGTGCCTGGGTGGAGTGGCCATACTCCAAAGGCACGGCGTATGGCAGGTTGTTGACGATGTAGGCGGTCTGGCCAATGGTCAGCGCCTGCACCTGCGCCAGCAGTTCAGCAATCGCCTCGTTACCTGACGGATCGATGCGATCGAGTTCGCCGGTGGCCGGTGAGTCGATCGAGAACTGCCAGTTGCCACGGAAGCGGCCGCCCACGTAGCCCTGCCCAGCCACCAGGCCATTCACGTAGAAGTTCTGATCACGCTCGGTCTTGGTCAGCGGCTTGGCATAGCGCACGCCACGCTTGAGGTTGCCAGACTTGGTGAAGTTGCTCGGGTTCTGGCTGATGGCCTCATTGCGCGTAGCGACCCTGGCGTCGTAGCGGTCCGCCTCGGCAGCCCGGGCTTCTCGGTACGCCAGGTTGGCCGCCCAGATCTCCGGGTTGCCCACAGGGGACATGCGAATCACGCTGCTACCGATCTCGATCACGATCTCGCGGAAGGTGGCATCCAGCGCCTCCTGGGCCTGCTCAGCGAACGCGCGGATGCTCTCGGCGAACCCACCCTCAAGCCCGCCATAGCGCTGGGTCATGTGTGAGCCACGGGGCATGTCATTTCCTCAGTTGGATAGTCCAGGTCGCCCGGGCCGGATCCTCGGACACGTCGAGCGTCCTGAAACCGCTGACCAGGTCGCCAATCTTGGGCGTGACGAGCACGTCGGAAGTCTGGCCGTCGTGCTGCTCGAGCAACTCGTTCTGCAGGACGAGCAACTTCACGTCCTCGGTCTGGATGCGAGAGCCGTCGATCTCCTTGGCCAGGTAGCTGCCGAATACGCCTCGACCGGAGTAGTGAAGCGTCGAGGCGGGCACCGTTCCGCCGAGGTCTGGATCGTATCCGCCCTTGATGACGCGAGACCCAGCCACTGGCCGCACTGCATCAGCGAGACCGTCGGGGTCGTCAAAGGCCTCAGCAAGGTCGGCCTGTATCTCTTCGCGCATGCCCATGACCTAGACCCTCTTGAGCATCACGGTGCCCTGACGGCGCGTCCAGGGCATGATCAGGTCCAGTGCATAGTTCTCAGCAGTCGAGCGTGCGACCGAGCCTGCCGCGTAGGTCTTGCTGGTCGACGTTCCGGACTGAGCCGAGACGGTCTTGCTCTGCACTTCGCGCTCGGTGTCCTTGTAGAGCTTGCCAGCGGCAGCCAGCTTGGCCACTTGGGCGCCAGCAGACTTGATTGCGTCCGGCACCACGCTGGGCACCGCGCGCTTGATCTTGGCCGTGAGCCAGGCGTTGGCCATGGCCACGGCAAGGACCGCATCGCCGCTGCCCGCCCAGTCCGGCCCCAGCTGCTGAGCCACATCGGCCTCGGTGATGAAGTCGGTCATGGCCTTACTCCTGCGGGATCAGCGCTTGCAGGTCGGGCTTCTTCGCGCTGGCGTCGAACTCGATCCCCCTGGCGGTGAGCCATTCCTTCAGCTCGGCCACGTTCATCTTGCGTGGATCGGTCTCGGCGCCACCAGAACCACCACCCTGAGCGTTGATCGCAGCATCGACTTCTTCCTGGCTGCTGCGAGAGGCGTAGCCTTCTGGCGGGTAGCCCGATGCCTGGTAGCCGGCCGCTACAAACTCGCCGACAGTTGGGCCGTCTTGGCGCAGCCCGTCACCCCCGCCACCGTTGCCAGATGACGCCAGCGACTGAGCCCGCTTGCGCAGGCGGTTGATCTGGGCGAGCGTGAGCTGCTCGCCTGGCTTGATATCGTCATTACTCATGGTCGTCTCCATGGAAACGAGGGCCGAAGCCCTCATCGAATCAGGCGCCTTTGATCTTCAGGAAGGCGATCGGCACGTTCTTACGGTCGACCACGCGGTTCCAGTTGGCGGCCTTGCGCAGGTCGGCCGGCAGCGGCGACAGCTCGTCCTGGGTGGTGTCCGCGCCAGTTCGGCCCCGCACGTTCGCACGATTGGTGATGTCGTTGCCGGTGAACTGGTAGCCGAACGGGTGCAGGATCCAGGTCTTGCGCTCCCACAGCGTTTCCACGCCGCCACCGTTGCCCGCGCGCGCCTGGCGCTCGATTTCTTCCGGCACCTCTGGGGTTCCCTCGCCATAGCCGAAGGCGCCAGCACCGAACAGGACCGCGGTCGTGACGATGCTCGCCGGGTCACCCACGCTGGTTGCCGGCATGGAGTCGTCGACAATGACGCGCTGACCCATGAAGGTCGGGATGGTCAGATTGCCCTGGCTGTCCTTGACGAAGTCAATGTCGTCTGCGTCGATCATTTGCTTGTAGGCCAGCGAGTGCACCGCGATCGCCGAGAGTTGGCCGAAGGCATCGCCGAGGGTGAACACAGCCGAGGTGAACGCTTTGCGCGACCACAGACCCGCTGCACCGTCGTAGACCATGTCGCCATCGTCGTTCGCCTCGTTGTCGGCAAGCAGGCCGACGGCGGAAGCGATGATGCGGCGCTGCCACTGACGCTGCCAGTAGGTACCGAAGCGGTTGCGGATGCGCTGCATCGGGTCGGAACCAGCCAGCTCAACCACCAGATCAGCGGCCGAATAGCCCTGGTTCAGGTAGCTGATACGCGCCTTTTGCAAGCCGGAGCCCAGCTTGTTGGGTGCGGCCATGTCGGCAGGATCGTCGTTCGAGGCATTCGGCTCGATGGACGCATCCAGGTCACGCCAGAACGGCACCTGAATCTCCTGGCCGCCGGTGTTGGCTTTCGCATCGAGCATCTGGTTGCGAACCACGACACCGGACTCGAAGAAGGCAGTCTTCTCTGGGGTGTTCTCCGCCTGGTAGTCGGCGTAGACCTCGGGGATTACAGCATCGGAAAGGCGAGTAGTCGCCATAGGGTGTTACTCCTGTTTGGTGGCATCGCGCAGTTGGCGATATTTCTCCGGGTCCGACCGGTAAAGGGCGGTACGCTCGGTTTCGGTCATGTCGGAAAACTTCTGCGTGGCCTTGCCACCTTGATCGCCGGTCGGTCCGGCACCCTGAGCCCTTGGCCACAGGTGAGTAGCGGTTTCGCGTAGCGATTCCGCCCATTCTTGAGGGGACAGTGGCGTCCTGCCGTCCTTGCCGTAGATGACCTGGCCATCACGGTCGGTGGCGATTGGCTCGCCGTCCTCGCTCAGTTTGAAAGTACCGCGGGCGCGCAGGATGATGTCTTCCGCCGCCTCGGGCAGCGCGCCGGCCTTGATGGCGGCAGCGCGAATGGAGTCGGCCAGCACCTTGTCGCTGTACTTGGCGGCGAAGGCTTCAGCTTTCTCGGCGCGGTCGTTCGCGGCCTTGATCTGCTTGTCGAGGTCGCCGCGCAGGCGCTCGGTGCGGCGGCTGACGACTTCGTCCAACTTGCCCTCGGCGATCAGCTTGGTCTCTTCGTCCTGGCCGGCCTTAGTGAGCAGGGCCTTGACGGCCTCGATGTCCAGGCCGTCGAACTTGCCCTTGATCCCGTCCAGTTCGGTCTTGATGATCTTGTTGGAGTCGATCAGCTCCCGGTTCTTGGCCTTGAGGCCCGAGACCTCGCCATCCAGGTACTGCTGCACGTCGCCGCTGAGGGCTGCTTTGAGTGCAGCGGCCTGGGCTTCGTCGAGGTTGAGGCCGTGGGCGGCCGGGTCAAAGTCAAAAGGCATGTGTATATCCCCTGGGGATTAGTCGGCCCACCTTGCGGGCATAAAAAACCCCGCGCTCGGCGGGGTTCGGTATTTCGATTGATGGTACTCAATATGTACTTAGCTTTAACAGAAGGCGTTCAAATATTAAGTTGGCGTAGGTATTGAAGTCATCGTTTTTGTTAATCGCTTTGGACCCTATATCCTTCACGTCGAGGACGACCTGATCCTCGCGATACGAGATGGCCAGAGCAAAAATAAACTTTGTTGGAGGCGCGCTTGAGATACCTTCAATCGAAACCTCTATTCGAGAATGAAGCACATCGCCTATTTCCAAGACTGCTAGTTGCGCAAAGAGATCTCTGCCATCCGGAGCCTTAATGATCACAACGTCTGAGTGTTGGTCTCTTATCCCCAAGCGTGCGAGCAGCGCCAATCTGAGCCCATTGACAGCTTCACGCATCGACTTACGACGAAGCACCGTAACAGCGTGATTATTTTCATAGGCTTGCTGTAGTTCTAAATAGCCAGACATATTTTTTCTCTCGATTGGACATATGCCAAATCTAAAGGTTGGCTCGCTCAAATGCTAGCGGCTCCAACTCTTTGAGCTGATCGAGCGTCAGCGGCTTGAAGTTCTTGTCCAGTTGAAGCGCGGCGAAGCGCTCGGCTGTGAGCCCGCCATCGCGGAACAGCTTGGCGCGGACTGGGCCCAGCGCGGCGTCCTGAAACGTCGCTGGCTGGGTCTTGAGCCATTGGTAGTAGCTGAGGCCTGCCGAAACCTGCGCACCGCCTGAAACGCCTACAGACGCACGCGTAGCGCCGTCGGCAAACATTGCCGACAGCCTGGTGATGGGCGTGATCGTTGTCCGGCAATGGATATGGAACGGCGGTACAGGACCTTTTCCCATCTCGAACTCGCGGCCATCGAGACTCCTACACTGCGGGCTGGTCTTGCGATCGAGCGTGGCCACGATCCGGTAGCCCGGTATGAACTCAGCATTCGCAGCCAGCGTCTCCATGCGCGCCGTGGCGGACACATGTTGCACGGCGGTGTGCACGACCGCCTTGGCGTTGCGGTTGCTAACCGCCAGCACGCCGTCGGTGAAGTTCTGCGCGGAAGTGCCGCGGATGGCCTGGGTGATCTCGGCGTTGGTCTGGCCCTGCACCACGCCGAGCCGGATGGCATTGGTGACCCGGGTAGACTCAGTGCGCGTCCAGCCGCTGAGGAAGGGCTTCAACAGCGTGCCGCCATCGATGCCCGATACCTGGAGCGGCTGCGTGCTGATCGCCGCCCGAATCAGCGCGTCGGTCGGCATGATGGCGTCGATGAGCAGCGCCTGGGACAGGCTTTTGCTCTCGAAGGCTGCCTCGTACAAGGCGATGTCGACCAGGTCAGCCTGCATGCGGTCGTTAAAGGCCCGGTAGATGCCCAGCAGCTTACCGCCGACCCTGGCCAAGAACTCTTCGAGTCGGCTGCGGCCGTAGGTGGTCAGCTCCTTGCGGGTCAGCTGGTCCCGCACCTGGGTATCCACCTGGCGCAGCACCGTCTCGAACTTCTTGACCTCACCCGCTTTGAGCCGCTCCAGCAGCACCGCGTGCCGACTGACCTGCTCCAGCAGCATCTCGTCCGCTGTCTGCTCCGGTTTCGTCGTCATGGTCTCTGTCCAGATTGATGCCGGCCGATTCGCGCTCGTCGCTGATCAGCCCGGCCTCTTCGTCGTAGGCCCGCTCGGGCAGCTTGCCGGTGGTGAGGTACTGCCAGTAGGTGTCGGCGCTGATGGTCCCGGCCATGACGCCCTTCTGCAGCTCGGCCAGCACCTGGGCGTTGACCTCGAGCGTGATGAACTCAGGCTTGACCTGGAATACGACCTCGTCCGGGTTGTAACCCGTCCACTCAGCGGCATAGCGCAGGGCCTGCTCGATCGCGCTGGCAGCGGTGATGACGATGCTATGCAGCGTGGCGTGCTGGTCGTTCTGTCGGGTCTTGCGCGCCTCGCCCGACTCGGTACCGGACACGTCCATGACCTTGGCGCCAGCTTCAAGGGCTGCGCTCTTCTGGTCGGCCATGGCGGTGCGTACGGCCTGGACGCCAGCGCCCTGAAACTCGAGGTAGCCGCATGTGCCGGTCTTGCCAAGGTCCCAAGCCGCTGACGGCCCGGTAACACTCAGTTCGACCTCTTCATCCAGGCCGGATACCCACGGCTGCGGGTGGCTGGTCTGGTGCAGCGCCGTGAAGTAGTCCGCACTGAGCTGATAGCATTTCAGCGCCGCCCGCGCCATGGTCAGCAGCGGAATCTCATCGACGTCCGGTGAGTTGTCGGTCGAGCCGCAGTAGATCACTGGGATGTACTCGAGCCCACGCACCAGCTGGTTGCCGGTGCCTACAGTACCGAGCGGGCGCTCGTCATCGATCAGCTCGCCGGCCTCGTTCCGCACGGCCGTGTAGCAGATCTGGTCACGCATGAAGAACTCGCGGTAAACCGTCTGGCAGTCGTGGCTGTAGCGATCCTCCGCCTTCTTGCGAAACTCGCGGAAGACGGCCAGCACCAGGTCCTGACGCCCGCCTTGGTCGGCGGTGTCCCAGTTGATGCCATTCCGGGCAGCGTAGGTTGCAAAGTACGGCTGTCCTTTGTCATCCACGTTGACCACTAGCGGCACACGGCCGTGGGAGATCGTCTGTCGCACAATACGCAGGAACAGCTGGGTCAGCCCGAAACCATCAGCTGTGGCGTTCTCTTCCACGCCCTTAAGCCCGCTGGGCAACTTAACCTCAGGGATCAGCCGGGAGACCAGGCCCATCATCGAACGCAGCGAGTCGCGCACCCAGTGCTCGTACTGGGCCCGTGCAGTGTAGTTCTGGTAGAGGTAGGCATTGTCCTGGCCGTCCAGCTTTTCGGCCTCGACCATACCACTGGGCTTGGGCAGGTTGCGCGGGTTGCTCTTGATGGCGCCCTCGCCTTCGAGAGCATCGTCCATCATCCGCCACTCGTCGATGTGAGCGTCGTAGTCTGGGTGGGTGGATTGAACAGGCATTACGCCAAACCTCCGATGCGGCGAGTGCCGGCCGACTGGCTCTTGATGGGGTACCGCTTGGCGATGAAGTAGCCGGCGGCGTCGTTCATGTGGTCGTGGCCTTTCTTCGGGTCTTTGTCCGGCACGCCGTTCTTGTCGTAGGTCTGCCGTTCCAGGCACTGGGTAAGCATGGGGCACTGGTCGATGTTGACCTTCAGGCGCCGCTCACCATAGGTGTTGAGGAACATGGCGTTGACCGCGTTGACCCGGTCCTTCACGCCAGGGTTCTGCGAGTCGACCACCACGGTGAAGCCTGCCTTCTTCAGCAGGGAGATATCCGACTCGCTGGCGTTCTTGCTGCTGGTGTTCTGGCCGCTGGCGTCCGGGTAGACCGAGACGCCATGACCTGAGAACTGGGCCTTGATCTTCTCGATCATCTCTGGCGTGTCGCGCACCGTGTGGAACTCGTGGAGCGCCAGCGGCAGGCCGTTGCGCACGACGTACACCACCGCGCTCATCTTCATCACGTTGAAGTCCATGCCGATGTGCAGCGTCTCGCCTGGCTTGATCCGCTCGCTGGTGCTGCACTCGTTGCGGTCGAAGGTGTAGTAGACGACCCCCGCGTAGTTCTCGAACCCGGCCTCGTATTCCTGGCGGAACGTGCGCGGGTCCATCTTGCGCCGGGCCGCGTCTAGCTCCTCGGCCGGGACATTGCCGCCCTGCAGCGAGGTGTACTGCCAGCTCTTGTGGTCAGGCTCGCCACCTGGCTGACCATCGCGGTAGGTGTCGTAGCAGTGGTTGAAGCCCTTGGGTGTGCCGATCCGCAGCGCGTGGCCGCCCTTGAGGGTGCCAACGCTGGGAATTGTGTACTGGCAGGTCGAGAGCATCGGGCGCAGGACCTCTTCCCAAGCGGCGTACTTGCAGTCAGCCCATTCGTCCACCAGCACGAAAAACAGACCAGAGCCTCGCAGGTCGTCGTAGTTCTCCAGCCCCACGCACCGGATAAGGTGACCGCTCTTGAGCGTGATCAGCATGTCCGTTTCGTTGGGCTTGGTCTCGCGCCATTGGGGCGGAATCGCCTGCTTGAGCCGGCGCCAGAAAACTCGACGGGCCTGCTTTTGGGTCGGAGCTGCGTACCAGATCTCGTCCTCGACGCTGACGCCCCACTCAGCAGCCAGGCGCGCCGCGCGGCGCATCTCTGCCTTGCCAAGGAAGGTCTTGCCGAAACGTCGGCCGCATACCGCGTCACGGAAGCGCGCCTGGGGCTGGAAACCCCACACGTAGATGTTCGCCTGCTTCGGCGTCAGCTTCACCGGCGGGTCATAGGTACGGGGTAGTCGGGACATTCTCGTCTGGCTCCAGCGTGTACTCAGCAACGGCGTGCTGCTGGTCCGCCTGGGAGCCCAGGGGCTTGTCGGGTTCGATCTTGCGGTTGATGTACATGTCACCGCATTCCTTGGCGGCCTGCTCGTACAGCTGAGCAGTCAGCGCCAGGTTGCGCATGTTCTCGGCCTTCTCAGCCATTCGGCCAAGGCCACGAAGGCGATAGGCTCGATTAGCGATCGGGATGTCCGCTGTCTCCTCGCGAAAGCGCTTGCGGCTCTCATGGAAGAGGTCAGCCCACTTCTGGGCCAGGCCGCGACCGGCGTACTTGGTTGGGTCGTGGCCTTCGCAGACCTGGCGGCTGACCTCCAGGCCGAATTCCTTCTTGACGGCCTCCACCACCTGGGACGGTGTATCGAAGCAGGCCAGAGCCTGAACAATGAAGGCTTTGACCTCGCTTCGTAGTGTTGCCATAGGGTATTCGCTCGTCAGGACCTGTCAGGATTCAGGCCGACTTGAGCAGGCAGGTTCCGCAGGCCCTCGCAATGTTGATCTTGGCCACCTCGGGCGGCCGGCTTGCAGCGTCGATCAGCTGCTGTACGTCGTTGCTCGCGCCATAGCGGCGGACTACACCGATGAAGTCCTCGACGTCGTGTCCCCGCATCTCGAGCTTGGGCAGACCGTCCTGGGTGAACTTGGGTGCGCCGTACTGATCGGTCGCCTGGGTGATGTGGTACAGCTCATGCTCGACCAGAGCGCAGAATTCGGCGTCGGTGCACTGGGCGCAGTAGTCAGCGGCCAGCGTGATGAGGAACTGGGGCTCTTCGCCAAACCACTCCCGCATCTGCTGCTCTTGGCGCGCCTTCTGCCATCCCCCGACTCGGTGCATGACCTGTTCGGCCTGCCCGAGGACTGTGCGACCCTGCTTGGCGAACGATTGGGACGCCCACAGCACCTGTACACTGGCATCCAACAGATGGGCATGGTCAGGGTTATGCAGGCTGCCGGTGTCGGCGAGTATCTCGGCGTTGATCCAGTTCCATACCTCAGGCCCTGGGCGCAGCGTGAGGAAGATGTGGTCGAGCAAGTCGGCCGGCGGGGATGGTCTGTTCATGCCTACCCCTCTGGCTGCTCCAGGAGCACGTCAATCAGCTTCTGCTCGGCCAGCCTGAACAGAGCCAAGGCTTGCAGGTCATCGGCGACCGGCCCGAACCCGAATATCTCGACCTGCCCCTCGGGGCTTCGCATGGCCATAACGCCAATGCTGCACACCGGTAGCTCCCCACTATCAAGCTGGTCGGCAATCTGGCGCAGTGTCTTCGAGGCGCCGCGCCAGCTCTCGCGCTGAAGCTCTACGACTTTCACATAGCCACCATCTTGTGCGTTTCGGCGTGTGCATGCCCGTGCAGCAGGCCAACCAGCAGCCCTTGCGGAAGGCCAGCCTCCTTCGCTGCGTCGATGGCCTTAGCCAGTGCGGCATCGAAGTCGGTGACCGCGTCAACGATATCCAGGCTCACTGGAAGCTCGTGACGAATACGGCTGACGTTGCTCATGGATACTCCCGCGCCACGAAACGGCGCATGTCGATTTTGTGGCGCGAGCACTGCTACGCTCCAAGTGAACTTGCCACCCAAGGAAATTGAAATGAGCTTCGACTGGCACGCTGGGCCGATTACCCGTAACACCCCGCTTGATAAGAACTATCGCAACACACAAGCCGTCCGCCAGTTCTTGGTCGCCGAATGCGGCGAGGATTTCAAGTTCGATAGGCCTTTCATGGTCTGGATCAAGAGCGGCGCCCCATCCGTGATGGGGGACGTCGCAGATGAATGGCTACGCATTCGTCGCTGACTAAGGCGTTACTCGATTGAGCGCTTCGTCTGCCTTGTCCGCAGCCTGAGTTGCAGTCTTGGCAGCGACTGAGGCTTTGGCTGCGGCACTGCCAGTCTGGCGCGCCAGCTCATCCAGGCGCAGGTCACGCTGCTCGGTCGCGGCGTCGTAGGCCTGGCGCACTTCGGCGACCTGCTCCAGGTAGGTCTTGGCCAGCGCCCACTGCGCCAGCTGGTAACCGCCGAAACCGCCACCAATCACCAGCAGAAGGGCAATGACCCACACCTCAACACGGCGCCACCAACGGCGGGCCATGAATTCCCATGCGCATCTGTCCATCACCGGGCACCTCCAAGTTGGGCGCGTAGGCGCGAGATCTCTTCGCTTTGGCTGGTGACCTTCTCGGTCAGCTGCTCTACCTGTCGGGTGAGCATTAGGATGTTGCCTTCCAGCTTCCCCATGGACCGGTTGAGCTCATTGCGCTCTTGGGCGAACTGATCGGCTCTAGCTTCGGCCAGCTTGCGAGCATCACGCTCGGAATCTAGCAGCTCATTGAGCCGGCGCACGGTGCCGATATCGGCGCTGTCCATGGCGCGATCGGCAGCGTCTTTGGAAAGGAAGCGGCGAAGCCAAAGCACGCCAGCCAGTAGAACGGTGCCCGTACCGCCCAGCCAGGTAGCTGTGCCTGGACCGAGGTCGGTTGGGTCCATTTTTACTCCAGATACTCGTGAGGCCCTCTTTTAACGAAGACCATATGTTCCGAGGGATTGAGAAACGATAGGCAAAAAAAACCCGGCGTTTAGGCCGGGTTTTTATGGAGGACTTATCCTCATATGCAGCGGGGTACTTGACCACTTGCGATGCAGCTGCACCAGATGGCAGAAACTGTTGTTGCTAATGGGGTGAAAATCATTGCAATAACACTTTTAGTCATAGTGAAACCCTCCTGCGCAAACAAACCTGTTGCGCTCAGCATTGTTGGTGATGTGTACAAACTGGTCATAGAGACCGTTAAAACTATCAACAATGCCATCTGGGTTCGCGACATCACGGGACTCGAACCAGCGTTCCCCCGAAATCATTCGCCAAATTTTCGATTTCATTTGGTCAGGTCGACAATACTACTCCGATGCCGGCTTATTGTCAATACACATATGAATTTCCGTGTCAACAGCAACTAAGTCGCACAATCAAAAAGCCCGACGCGTTTGCCGGGCTTCTTCAGCAAGTTGCCGTAGGCAAAATACTCAATATGGCGAAATGATGCCTTCAGCGCCGACAAAAATCAAGCGGCTTCTTTCATCATCGAAATCGCCCGGGAAATAGGTGCCAAAGCGGCTTTGTCGAGCTGGTTGCAGGCATCGAAACAGCGCTCTACAAAATCACCCCAGTCCCTGGCCCATTGGTCACCCACCAGAGCTACGCCAAACTCAGCCAGAATCCACAGCCGCATCTTCTCGACGGTAGGCAGCGGGTCGACACCTGCACTCTGCCCGCCCTGGTGCAGCCGGCGGTATCTGATCAAAATTGCCTGGGCCACATGCCGGGCCTTTTCAAACTTACGAGCCGTCATCTTCGGGCTGAGACTGTAGGCTAGGTGCAGCACACGCTCCTCGGCCTCCTCCTTCTCGTCATCACCAGCCAGCGGGCTGTACATGTAGTTACCGAACGCTTGCAGGTGAGCTGGCAGCGTAGCGATAGCGTGCTGGATTCGCGCCGACAGGGACTGGTGCATAGCGTGCCGGCTGTTCACGGACTTCTCGGTCTTCTGCACTGAGCATCCAAGCAGGCCGATCTGCTCGACGTGGGCGCCTTGACTGTCCCAAGGGGTATAGAGCGCGTCGTGCCAGGCTGCGCGGGCCGAGTTCAAATTCATCATGCTGCCCCTCTCTTCAACTCCCGGGTCTTGGCCCTGTAGTGCGCCGTGATGGTCTTCAAGTCTTCGATGGTGTACTTCTTCACTGATTGGTCCGATTCGAGCGCCTCGACCGCCTCAAGGCCGATGCGGGCTGTCAGGCCGACCCGGTAGTCCACGGCATTGCCCGACAGGAACCGGTTGTCCTGCTTACTTTGTGCGTGACAGTTGCGCTCATCGAATCGCAGATGGGGCGCGGCGCCGACACTGCGGTAATGGCCTGCATCTGTCTGGTTGCCGGACCAGTCCAGAGGCCTGCCGCTGGATATGCACGGGTAGCCAGCGAACTGATCCCTTGCCCGGATGTAGGCGTTGAACGCCTGCTGAGCCTCCCGCAGGTGCTCGCTCTTCGTCTTGAGCTTCTCGCGGCGCTCCTGAAGGTCCTGGCGCGCCTGCTTGGTAATGGCCTTGGCCGCGACCTTCTGCAGCTTCGAATCCTTCGAGATGGCGATGGCGCAGGCCACGCTGCACACTTTCTGGGTGCTCATGGTCGGATTGAAGCGCTGGCCGCAGCCAGGAGCGCGGCACTTCTTCGGCTTGGGATCGGCTACGCGCATGGCTCGACCTCCCTGGCTTTCTGCTGCTCTGGGGCGAAGTCGCCGCGCAGGGGCATCAGGTGACGGGGCATGGCCAGCACGTGCCCGGCTTCCCCACTGGCGGAAAGGATGTCTTCGCCGATCACCAGCCAGCCGGCCTCGTCATCGCCATTCTGGACGCGACAACCGTCACGGGAGTCTATCCACTCGCTGATCTGCTCTGGCGCCAGCAGCTCGACCAGCTCACATACCTTGCCGATATTTTCAGGAACGCTGCAGGCACCGACGATCATCGCCAGGTCGCCCGGCTTGAATTGATGGCTCATGCCGCTTTCCCCTCGAGCAGGTCATCGAAGAACACGCCCTTGGCCGTGAACTCGGCCAGGATGCGGTCGGTGTAGGCCACGCCCTGGGCGCGATTGAACAGGCTGGTCACAGGCATGCCGTCAGGCCCGAAGAGCTTGCAGCCACCCATGGCCGCCAGCTTCTCCTCATAGGTCAGGTGGCGCATGATGCGGTACCAGGCCTGCTGGAACTCCTCGTCCTCGTTCAGCAGGATCTGCACACCGATGTGCAGCTTGCAGTAGCGCCGGGCGTCGGCTGCGTCGCCGATCTGTGTCATCTCCGCGATGCGCTTGTAAAACCCGAACCACAGTGCGTTCTGGTCCAGGGTGCGGTCCTTGCCCGGGCGTAGGCTGACCACCACGAACTTCTTCTCGCGGAACATGCTGGTCAGCTTGCTGATGGCTTCGGAGAGCTTGGTGGTGCTGTTGACGCTGATACGGTCAGTCATCAGTTTTACTCCTTACCAGCGGCTGGCTTACGCTGGGAATCGAGGTCATTCAATAAGCCGAGCATGGCTGCGGACCAGTCAGGGATGCCCTGACGCAGCGCAGACACCGACTCCACCCATGCCTGAAGTTGCTCGGCGTCACCGGCAGTCGTCGGGCGCAGGGCGATCTCTGCCTCAAGCAGGCGCCTCATCTCGGCTTTCGTGATCATCAGAAATTCACCTGCACGACGTTTTCCTGGCTGGACCTGGTGGCCAGTGGCAGGAATCGGGAGCGGTCGCCCTGGAAGGCGGTTGGCACCATGCCGATCTCTCCGTCCCGGTTCTTTCGGATCAGGATTTCGCCAATGCCCTTGTCTTGGGTGTTCGGGTGGTAAACCTCGTCCCGGTACACGAACATCACGATGTCGGCGTCTTGTTCAATCGCGCCGGATTCGCGAAGGTCGCTAAGCACCGGGCGCTTGTCCGGACGTGCTTCACAGCCGCGGTTGAGCTGCGACAGGACGATCACCGGGCAACCCAGCTCACGCGCCAGCAGCTTGATCTGCCGCGACATGGCGGTGACGTCTTCAGTGCGGCCTTTGCCCTCGCCTTCCATCAAGCCCAGATAGTCGATGACGACCAGTCCCAGCCCGCCCATGCGGTGAGCCTGGCGTCGAGCGATCGAGCGGATGCGCGGCATGGTCATGGTCGGCACATCCGATACGCAGATCGGGGCGTCACGCAGGTGCAGGGTGGCTGCAGCAAGCTGGGTCGAGTAGTCAGCCGCACACACGCCGGTCTTGAGCGACGGCAGTGGGATGCCACCAACGGCTGCAATCAGGCGGTCCATGAGCTGGGTCTTGCTCATCTCCAGGCTGATCACCAGCACCGGCTTGCGCTGCTTGATCCCCACGTCTGCCGCGACGTTCATCGCTAAGGTGGTCTTGCCCATGGCTGGGCGACCGGCAACCACGATCATCTGCCCAGGCTTGAGCCCCAGCGTGTAGCTGTCCAGATCGGGAATGCCCGTACTCAGGCCATCCATGACGATTCCCCGCTCGTAGCGGTCCAGGCGCTCCTGCAGGATCTCGACATGCTCAGCCAGGATGTCGCCGATCATCTGGCACTCGCCGTCGTTTCCTGCACCGTCAAGACCCAGCACGATGGACTGGGCAAGCGAGATCTTGTCCTCGATGTCAGCCTGCTCGTGGGCGACTTCGCTGATACGTTCGGCAGCGGCTGCCAACTGCCGGCAGATGGCGCGCTCGCGGATGATCTGGGCGTAGCTCTTGGCGTTGGCCACGCTTGGCGTGTTGGCCTGGATCTCGCCGGCATAGGCCAGGGTACGGGTGCCACTCGGCAGCTCGGCGCGGCGGTCACTCAGGGTGATCACGTCAACCGGCTGGCCGTCGGCGTGCAGTTCCAGGATCAGGCGGTACAGGTCCGCGTTGTCTTCCCAGGCGAAGGCGTCAGCGGCCAGGTCGTCAGAGATCACGTCGATCAGGTGCGGCTGGCGCAGCATGGCACCTAGCACGCCGTGTTCGGCTTCGAGGCTATGGAGTTCGATCACTGCGCGGCCTCCGAGATCTCGCGGAAGACGGCACGGCTGACCAGAGCCTCCAGGCGTGGTGTGACGTTTGCGCCCCGGAAGAACACTTGGCTACGGTTATTGGCTTTCTGGAAGAACCCGAGCCAGAAGCCCTGCCCGCTCTGGTGCGCTGACGACTCATTCCAGCGCTCGGCGATCATGCTGCGCAGCACGCGATCAGTGGCAACGGTCACGACTGGCAGGTTCGGGCAAACGCGGTGGTACAGCTCGATGATCTTGTCGACCGGGACGCCTGCCTCGCTGGCGCCATTCGGGTTGCGCTTGAACTCACGACCCAGCCAGTTGACCAGGAAGCGGCGCCAATTCTTCTTCGGCTTGCTGCCGCTGGCCCAGGCCGCTGCTCGCTTGATCTCGGCCTCGACATCGATCGGGGCGTAGGCTGCTGCCCATTTGGTGATCAGGTCAGTGGAGACATGGAAGTCTTCGCCGTTGAACGAGACCTGGTTGGCTTCGAGCTGCCCGGGTTCGGCCCCCTGGGGGGCTGTAATCTGTTCCGTAGGAACAGTTACAAGGGGATCTTTCTTTGTATAAAGATGGGAGGTTGCCGTTTTGGTCTTACTCAGCTTGGGAACCAGTGAGACGATTTGGGCTGAGTGAGACGATTTGGTCTCACTGAGACTGTGCTTCTTCTCTTCGTAGAACACCCACTCGTTGATCGGCGAAATACCGATATCGCCGCGGCTACCGCCCACGCGGAAGATGATACGACGCTCGAGCAGGTGGCTGATTGCCTTGGAGGTGACGTCCCGGCGCATGTTGGTGTGCTTACCCAGGTCGTCGGCAGAAAGGCGCTTGGCCTCGACCTGGTAACCGATGGTCTGACGAGCGATCGCCATCACCACGCGAAGCTCACGTGCCGGCAGGTCGACGGTGGCCAGAGCCTCCATCAGATCGTTGTCCATCCGGGTAAACCCCCCGGTATTGCGTAGTGTGGTGATATTTGTCATGATTCCTCTCACAAGCGCTGTAACGAAATCGCCGACCTCGTCCGTCGGCTTTTTTGTGCCCAGTTTTCGGGCTTACTCTCTTCTGCGGAACGCTTGAATCGTTCCGCTCATGGCTCTCGGCCTTGTCCTTCTGGTCAGCTCCTGCTGGATTCCAAGCTTCGCCAGCTCTGCCGGGGTCATGCCCCGCTTCGCTGCTTCCGCCGCCAACAATTCCAACTCACGCGGATCAAGCAATTCGCCGAGGTCCATGCCGTTCTGTACATCTGGCATATGGCCTCCGGTCCCTCTCGGGTCCCTACTGGGTCCCTACGGTTTCGCTTCAGGCCACCCGGTCATCGCGGATAGAATTTCCAACAAGATCGAGCAGCCAGGACTTCAGGACTTCGCGGGCCAAGACAGCTTTCTTGGTGCCATGGATCTGGGCGGCGTACTCCAGAAGGCCGTCGTACTTGTCGTCCAGCAGCACCTTCATCTGGTTGATGTTCTTTTCGCTGGGTCGTGATAGGTCGCTCATGGCGGTATTGCTCCTTGCTGGGTGGTGGGTTAGGCGGCGGACTTGTTCGAGGACTGCTTGCCACTCTGGCTCAGCTCCTCGTACATCTGATCGATCGCGGTGCCGGCGACGTAGCTCGGGTTGAGGATCTGCCCGTTGCGGATTCGAAATATTGTCGAAACGTCGCACTTGGCGCGCTCTGCGATGGCCTTGTAGGTCAGCCCCGAGCTCAGAAGTACGTCCAGTTTTTTTGGAAGATCGGTAGCGCTCATGGCTGCCTCCTATGTGGATATGCACATAATCATGCACTGGTGCATATCTGTCAACGATCCAATATCTTGCTCTATGCACACCCAGGCGGCAGCATTGCACTTATGCATAAATCTATCGATAAAATCCTGGCCCAGTTGATGGCAGCCGGCGGCGTCTCGCAGGTGGAGTTATCCGCCAAGACCGGCGTCGGCCAGTCCACAATTTCTAGGATCTTGAAGCCCACAGCCCCTAAGGGGATTAAGGAGCCCACTGACAAGCAGGTGAGGCCCCTGGCTGAATATTTTGGGGTAAGCACGGACCAGCTGCGTGGCTACGCAGCTTTGGATTCATCCCCGGTCGCTGGGGTAGATCCGAAGCCTATGACATCTGCTGCCGAGCTGTGCAAGCAGATGCTGGCTTCAAAAGCAGGTATGAACCTCTCCAAAAGGGCGCGTGAGGCAATGCTAGCGGCAGCTGTTGACGCTGATCAGCCTGATTCAGGTGGCGAATATCTGCCAGCGAGTTACGCCAACCTGCGGCCCATGCAGGAGGAGATCCTGATCCCCCAATACGACGTGCGCGGCGCCATGGGGCATGGCCAGGTTCCCGCGGAGTACAACGAGGCGGTACGAAATCTGGTAGTGCGTGAAGAGATCCTTCGCGAGAAAGGCGTCGTCTACACCTCGGCTACGGCCCTGGCGATGATCACAGGATGGGGCCAGAGCATGGAAGGCACCATCAACGACAAGGACCTGGTCATAGTCGACCGAGGGGTCAATGAGTTCGTTGGCGAAGGGATCTACGTCGTCACATGGCATCAGGAGCTGTATATCAAGCGGATGATGCGTCTGGACGAGGACCATTTCCGGCTGATCTCCGATAACCAGTATTACGAGAATCAGACAGCCAGGATCGATGACGTAACGATCCACGCTAAGGTGCTGCTGATCTGGAATGCGCGCAAGGCATGATTTTAGCCTTGCTGCCGACGAGATAGATGAGAAGGAACTTAATATGACTATGGCACGGTTTCATTTGTATCGGTATCAGCTCCTGCCCAAAAATCGGCATTTTCAAGGCGATTTGTATGGCGCGAAATCTGTAGAAGATTTGATCGCACAGAAGAACTCAATTTTCCAGTCTGTACTTGACAGCGATACCCCGTTTAAGTCGGACAGATCCGAGATTGCTGTCCGATGCTTATACAACGAGGACGGCTTTACCTTATTTCGACTTGCGACTAGCAGATCGATTAACATTGAGACGAAAGACTTTGCAACCCGATCAGTTTCAAACTGGCCGAATATCCTTGTTGCGGTTTGGAACAAGGATGACAAGCAGATCATAGCGGTACAAAGAAGGTATAGTGCATTCCAACTTACCGCCGCTGTAGTTAGGATGTTGCTCTCTGCCGCTGAGCCTACGCTTTCGCTCCACCAATTAACAGCAATATGGGAGCCCATGTTCGAGCGCCAGGCATTTTGGAGCATGATCAGCAATTACAGCAATCGCGTTAAAAAAGTTGAATTCGAGATTATTACACCAAACATGGCTAACATCTCGAAAACTTTGCCAGATGAGCTCAAGGCCTTGGCCAAGCATACGAATGCTGTTCGAAGCAAAGTAGAACTTGAATCAGACCCAGGATCTGCGCTTAACCTTGACCCAGGGGATCCAGTGCTCAACGGTCTAACGAGCTATGCGAGCGAAGGAGGCGGCAATATCTCGGTAAAAATTGGTGGCTTAAAAAAGAAAATTCACACAACTGACACAGTAAAAGAAGTTGAAATAGACGAGGCAGAAATCTCAGGAGATGCTAGAATTGTGGCAGACATACTAAAGGGGCTTATGAATTGATTAAGCAAGTCTTGGGAAATTCTATGCTTGCGCTAGGAGTCGGGTACTTGTGCCAAATTGGACAGGATGCCGTACAAAGCACGTTTCTCAATGACTTTTTGAAGGGCAATCTAATCAACTTACTTGTCGCCTTGCTTGCTATTAATTCTGCAACACTTGGCATAGTGCTGACTAAAATGAGGGAGCTGATCGACAAGTATGGCGACCAGAGTAGCTTTGATAAATCCAAGGCTGAAATGCTACTCTCTGTCAAGGAGCAGTTCGCCCTCATAATACTGGCAGCACTATCTCAAACAGCTCTTTCTTCCGCACTACTTGCAGATCATTCACGCTTTAAAGACGCGCTGACGGTATTCGTTTGCGGCATATTCGTTTTTTCTTTGATGAACCTTTATGATACGGCCAAGAGCGTATTGATAGTCATCGACTACAAAGCCTAATACATTCAATATCCCGCCACCCAAGCGGGCTTTTTGTAGATCAGACAGACGATGGATCTTCAAGGGTCACGAACTCGTCGACCGCTTCTACCTGTAGATCCTCATCCGAAGCCGCTTCCCACCTCAGTGTCACCGAATCCTCATCGTCGTTGAATGTCACGTCGATCCCATCAGTGCTGGCCAAGATCCCTATCACCTCCTCCCACTCCTGTTCTCCGTCGCGCTCAAGGCGGTGAACCGTCACCCACCTCTGCTGCTGAGCAGTTGGGTGGTTGATCATCGCTGAAATCCTCAAACCCAATCGCTCGACACCTGTCAATTCCTGACGCTCCTGCTGCGCTGCTTTCTTCACCTTGGCCATGACACCTCCTTACTGTATATCCATCCAGTTAAGAGACGAGCATAACCCACGTCATCTGAAACAGAAACCTGGGAGGCAAGAAAATCATCAAAATATTTATGCACTGGTGCATTGACAGGTAATTTGCACTGGTGCATATTTCGTCCATGCCGAGGCGCTACATAGCCTCTCGGGAGGCCCTCAAGCCTCACCGCTCTTTAGTGACACACCTTGCCGGATCGACACCGGCTCAGATTCAAAGGCAGCGATGGACAGGCCTCAACAGTCCAGAGGGGTGGCAACTGCCCCGGGCGTGCAGCGTAAAGCGCCAAGACGAGTTATCCGGCGGGAGGATCCGCGGTCGGAAAAACAACCAGAAGATTGCCGCGCAACTGACGCCAGTAGCGGGTCGCGGCAGGTTTCGCCCGGTGTCCTTCTCAAGAGGGATATCAGGGAAACCAACAGCCCGGAGGGCATTGCAATGTTCAACATGGCAACCATGGCGGCTGACGAATGCCGCATCGACGCTGAAGAGCGCACCTACTACAGCTGGATCGACAAGGCATCCGAGCTGCTCGGTCACCAGGTCGCCCTGGGTTCGCAGGAAGAAAGCGACCTGTACGACCTCTATGCCGATGGCTGCACGCCGGCCGAGGCTGTGACTGAGCTGCTGGCTCAAGCTGAACTGGCTCGCGCTGCCTGACAGACGATTCCCCGGTGCGCCTCAAGCGGGGCGCATCAAGGGGAAGCCACTGGAGATCAACGTGATGACCATGATGGCTACGCAGCAGCGCGCACCATACCCGCGCTCTGCCGACAACAAAGACAAGATGAACCTCCCGGAAGGCAAGACATGCGGCGACTGCGCCCATTGCCGCCGCTGCACCATGATGTTCGGGCACATTCCGGAAGACGAGTCTTGCGACTGGAGCCCATCTCGCTTCACCCCGATCAAGATCGTCAACTGAACAACCAGCGCCACGTCAGCCTGACGTTAACTGCCCGATGCCCTGCTCCCCATCGCAGGGTGCATCGGGATGCGATCTGAATGCGCAGGCTGATGCGCAAACCTAGCCTCGTTGGCGAGCTACTGAGGCCTCATAGAGTTAGGCCGCCAAGCCGGAGATCAGCACCGGCCAGATCGCATCACCGATACACCCCATCCACTTCCCTTCACATACGACCGCATTAGGCAGGCGCCAGGCCACCTCACGGTGGGTTTGGTCACCCGCGCCTGACGCCTGACCAATGCGGTCCAGAGGACAACCCCATGAGCGGAATCAGCGTTTCCGGCCAGGTCATGATTCAAGAGCCTGAAGCCGGAGGATTTTCAGCGCACGTTTACCCCACGCACCTTGACGCGGCCATTCAGCTGCTGCGGGTGATGATTCGCCGAGCAGCTGACGATCAGCAGGTCATGGACCAAATCGAAAAGGCCGTAGCCGAGCTAATCAGCGAGGAGCGGCACGATCTGGATATGGAAATGGCAACCGAGCGCCGGCGCCGCGGAGAAGAGCCGTGAGCGGCTGGATCAGCGTGGAGGCCCAGCTTCCTGCCGAAGATCTGGAGGTGCTTTGTACCGACCTTGATCGGGTATTCATCGCACAACAGCACAACTCATTTTTCACTACCGGGGATTACGACCTTGAGTACGTAACTCACTGGCAGCCCCTCCCTTCCCCTCCCACCGAGTAACCCACCGCCACCTGGAGGCGATCATGCAAGCACTTCACGCAGCACAGTTCGAGTTCGACAGCCGCCTGCCCTGCCAGGTGAGCGAGACGGCCGAGGAAGCGGCCCAGCGCGCCTGGGTCGACAACGCCGTTGAGAGCCTGCTGGACCGCCAGGACGTGACGCTTCAACGCCGCTTCCGCAAAGCCCAGGGCGTCACCTATCAGGACTTCGCCGAGGCGATCGACCACTTCATCACCGACGGCGGCATGGACGCCAGCGCCGGGCCTGCTGCCTTGGGCCTGCTGGTCTTGGCCGGGCGCAGCGGCGTGCCGTGCGATGTTCGTGCCGCGTCGGCCCAGGTCATTCCAGAGGCCAAGCTGCGCGAGATCGCCCGCGATCTGCTCGAACCGCTGGCAGCCGACGGAGTGCTGGCCGAGGCCGAGGCCCTGTGAGCCCGTACATCCTGATCGACAAGGAGCTTGAAGCCCTTGCCGATCCGGCCACACCGGTTGGCTGCGCCGCCCTGGTGCAGCTGCAGCTGAACGCAATGATGGCCGACCAGCGCATCACCTTCCCTGAGTTCGACCACTATCACGAGCGCCTGAACAAGGTCGTTGACCAGCGCATGGAGGCAGCATGAGCACTCCCCTTTTCCCAACCTTGATCGACGAGCAGGTCGCCGAGCTGCCCGAGGCCCAGGCGCTGCCCGGTGACCGTGTACTGATGCTGTTCAAGGGCCCGACCTTCGCTGCTGCGATGCACGCAGCGGCGCTGGCCAGCATTGAAAACCCGTTGGCCTGGAGCTGCCGCGCCTGCCTTTGCGGCGAGTGGACGGTCGGCTACGAGGTGCGGGCGTGAGCTTCTACGAGGACAACATCGAAGACGGCAGCCATTGCCTGAGCTGCTGTGAGTACATCGGGGAAGACGTCGGCTACTCCAGGTGCTGCAGCAACTGCGGCGGAGAAGGCAGTGAGCCGAACCCTCAGGGCCATAAGAAGCGCATGAAGGCCGAGGCCATGCAGCGCTTCGAGGCCTGGCTGGCGCGCACTGGGGTCGCCCACAAGAAGCACAACAACGGTTTCCACGTTGTGCTGACCCTGCCTGACGGGCAGGCGATCGACTGCTGGCCCAGCACCAAGAAATGGCAGCTCCGAGGCGGCCGCATCAGCCGAAACGGCAAGGCCCTGAACGAGCTAGTGGTGGCGCAACTGAGGTCCACGCCATGAACCGACAACAGGCCCGGCGCCTGGTCTTCTGGCGCGGCTCCTTCCGCATGCTCACCGCCTGCACTGCCTTGATGCTGTTCGGCGCCCTGGCCGACCTCATCACCCAGTAACCCCCCATATCAGCGCCCTATCGTGACGACGGCGCGAGGTACAGACATGTCCAACACAAACATGCGTATCTGGGATCAAGTCGGAACGACCGACCCCAGCGCTACCAAGAACTTCACAGGCATGGGCGGTTTCCAAGGTACCGCCATCAAGCCCACCTACCTGATGCGCAAGGCCACAGAGGTGTTCGGCCCTTGTGGCGAAGGCTGGGGCTGGACGGTGCTTGAAGATCGCTTTGATGAAGGCGCCCCGCTCCAGGCTCCAACCAAGGAGTGGCCAGAAGCACCCACAATCAACGCAAAGCTGCACACGCTGAAGGTGCAGCTTTGGTACCTGGGAAAGGACGGCCAGAAGTGCACTGTCGAGCAGTACGGACACACACCGTTTGTTTACCTCCAGAAAGGAAAGATCCTCACCGACTGGGAGGCCGCCAAGAAGTCGCTGACCGACGCCATTGGCAAGTGCCTTCAGCCTCTTGGGTTCGCTGCTGACATCCACATGGGTCTCTTCGACGATGCTGCGTATGTCGACGCGGTCCGGGATGAAGTGGCCATCAGCAAGGCTGATGATCGACTTGCCGAGGAGGAACGCCAGAAGCAGGAACGCCTGGACTACCTCAAGAACACAGTCGAATCCATGCAAGGCGCACAGAGCCTCTACGAGCTGAAGAAAATCCACGACTCGGCAGTGCGCCGCCTGGCTGCCCGCAAGGATGACACGGGCGTCCAGCGCATTGCGAAGGAGCTGACGGACCTGACGCCTAAGTTCAAGCAGGAGAGCGCTGCATGAGCAGCCTCTATCCCCTCACCAAGCAGATGATGGAATTGGCCGCCATGGCCGACACCGACGACGAAGGCCTCATGCAGGCCATCCAAGACACCATGGATGGCATCGCAGGCGAGTTCGGCGACAAGGCGGACAGCATCGTCATGCTGTGCCGCAACATCGACGGCGAGGTCCTGGCCATCGACGCCGAGATCGAGCGCCTGGCCGAACTCAAGCGCATCAAGAAGAACACGGCCACGAAGATCGGTGACTACCTGCGCCGCAATATGGAAGCCGCCAACCTCAAGTCAATCAAGCGCCCGCTGTTCACCATCACCCTGGCGGCAGCGCCCGAGAAGGTGATTGTCGACAAGCTGGACGAGCTGCCCGACGACCTGGTCCGGGTGCAGGTGACCCAGGACCCGGACAAGAAGGCGATCGCCGCCAAGCTCAAGACCTGCCGCGAGCATAACGAGGCAGTGCGCAAGCGCATGGCCGCCGGCGAGGATTGCGAGCACGAACTGATCCCCGAACCGACCTGGGCTCACCTGGAACGTGGCGAAAGCTCGATCCGCATCAAGTAAGGAGGCCCCATGGCCCGTGGAGTAAACAAAGTCATCCTGGTCGGCACCTGCGGCCAGGATCCCGACGTCCGCTACCTGCCGAACGGCAACGCGGTCACCAGCCTGAGCCTGGCCACCAGCGAGCAGTGGACCGACAAGCAGTCCGGCCAAAGGGTCGAGCGCACCGAGTGGCACCGCGTCTCGCTGTTCGGGCGCCTGGCCGAGATCGCCGGCGAGTACCTGCGCAAGGGCTCTCAGGTGTACGTCGAGGGCAAGCTGCAAACCCGCGAGTGGGAGAAGGACGGCATCAAGCGGTACACCACCGAGATCATCGTGGACATGCAAGGCAGGATGCAGCTGCTCGGCGGGCGCCAGGATGATCAGGGTGGCGGTCAGCAGCAGGGTCGCCAGCAGCAGGCGCGGCAGCAACAACGACCCCAGCAGCAACAGCGTCAGCAGCAGAGCCAGAGCTATGGGCACCACCAGCAGAGTCAGCAGGGCACGAACGGCCCAGACTACGACAGCTTCGACGACGACATCCCCTTCAAGCCGATCCATCACCTCTCAGGTGCATAGCCATGAAGAAGCGAGCCCCACGCCTCGAACACCCCACCGCCTACTACCAGGGCCGCGCCGATCGCCAAGCGGGCCGGTGCCGCCTCTCCCAGCCCTACGGCCACCTCACCGTCGATTGCGGCTGGTGGCTCGCAGGCTGGAACGACAAAGACATGGAGATCCAGCTTGAACAGAAAGATCAACCGCGCCCTGCAATTGCACAGGCGGCGTGACCAATTTACCTTGCCGTCCAGCGGCTTGGGAGGTATCGGCCATGGCCGAGGAGAAGACCGGAGCACCTACTAATCACCGTGATGGGGACCAAAGCAAGCGGAGAGCCTGAGCAAGTGCGAAAATACCGGGCGGGACAAACATGCGATAGCTGCCCAGATACAGCGACGCGGGTGTGGGCACGAGCGCTAACTCTGATAGGGTTTCGAACCGTCGCAGGAAACATTTCAGAGGGAAAGCGCGCCCACTCAAGTGAGCAAACACGCCATCTCTTAAATACGAAAAAAGCCTTTCGACGTAAAACTATTCAGTAACGTGCAGCGGAACAGTTCCCAGAGCCCGATTTAACATCAAACGAAGCTTCTTTACGCATACGCTTCAGAATGATATTTTCTATAAAGATCTCCAATGATAGTCATTAGCGCTTTGAAAGATACCTTTATTTTGTCATCCGACGCCAACTCTTTAGGCTGCCGAAAATGAACTAACTCATTCCGAGTAGAGTACAGTACATTAGATATCAGAACCGCTGACTTTCTAAACCTATAACCGGAAACAACTTCAACATCTGCAGCGGGAAGATCAAGAAGCAAATCTCTCATAGAGTCCACAACCGAATTCAACACCCCAATCCTCGACAACTCTATCTTTGATAGCTCCTTTATAATCTCCAGGTCATCTGATTGCACAAATCCTGCCGAGCACAAAACATTAAAAGCACTATCGATGCTAGATTGAGGGCAATCTCTTATCAATCGCTCCAAGCCATTCGATTCATTTTCACGCCACCCGGTTGCCGCATTAACATCCTTAAAAAGTTCAATCCCAAGAAGCTTTTTATCAAATCCACTACCCGTACGCTCTTCGACCATTTTACGAAGCTCGATCATTCGAGGAATTGGATAAAGAAGCTCCACGCAACGATACAAATCTACATAAGAATACCGCCAAGTCTGGCTAACATATGACGAGTGAAGCAAGTGAAATGGAAATCCATCGATATTTATAATTAAATCGAGGAACTCATTTTTCATCTGAATCTTATGCATGTCGCCCAAATCCAAAAGCAACAGCAAAAGCATCAAAAACCTATCCTCTCCTCCATTTAATGGCTGAAAGGGAAGCTGATCCACTCGGTAAAAAGAAAAATCTTCGAGTATTTCCTTTATTTCCGCACTATCTACAAATGACAGATCTGCAAAGTTTCCCTTCTGGTCTATCTCAACAGTAGACCAATTCCGATCCCTAAGCACCTGTGGATCCCGTATCTCAAGAACTCCCTGCCCTCCCAAAACCGTAAGGATTGCAGCATCCTCATCCAATCTTTGAAGTAATACTTCTGGTGGAAGCTCTGAAAACTGCGCAGGGCCAACGATTGCTAAAAAAATTGCATCATCTTGGTCTATGACAACAGCAATCTTTAAATTCAGAGATCGAAGCATGCGGACCGACTTCACCCGCTTAATAAATTTTTTTTCATTTTCATCTGTCTTTACACAAGCGTGGTAACGAAGCGCATTATTACCGTGCACGTCCTTGTATATCTTTCCAAACAGAGACTTATTTAAATCGATCATTTGCACTTCGTCAGGCCCTCCAACAGATTTCCATATCTTTCACATCGAAGCCCTCTGAGACAAGAACCGAGAAAGCATCTCTAAAATATGCTCTTTCCATGTCTCCAATTTTTGTACTCACAGAGGTTTTGTTTCCAAGCAAAGAATTAAGAGTATCAAGCCTCATAAACTGCTCTAGCTTTTCTTCATTCAACCCCGATAAATGCCCGACAAACGACTCAAAATCTGAAACTATTTTCTTGAAATTGTTTCTCTGCCTTGCAGTTTCATAGTCAGCACCGGGACGACCATAAATTTTTTGCGCCAAAGCACAAATCAAACCTGCAACAAGGGGCTGACTAGAGAACAAATCAAGACCTTTATCAAATCGCCTCTCAGACCCAAGAGGCTTAAGCCTCGCCAACACAACATCAAGAGAAACCAAAACCTTGAAAATAGCTATATAGTCAGAAAGCAGCTCACTTTTTGACGCCGACTCAATAAAATCGAGCTTTAGGAACTCCTCCGATATGAAGTCCCTAGTGTCAGCTTTCTCAGATCTCGCGCCAAATATTAGAAATAGCTCTAATATTTTATCTGCTTGAAACTCGCCCGGCCGAGTTCTACGCCCCGAATCATTGGACTCCATCAGAGTAAGCCCTCCGATGCTTTCAGAAAGCTCTTTGCGAATAGGAAGCATGACGACTTCAAGCTGCCTCCTTAACGACCAAGGCAGCTGACCAGTATTTAGGACCAACATTCGATAAATAAGTTTAGTGACGGACATGGCCACCCAAACCTCTATGCGTATTTGACGATTTTGTATATCATCACCAGCTTTCGCACTCACAGCTTCTTTCATCGCTGTTGTCCGCTGCATTCCATCAATAATACAAATGCAGTCTTTTACATCCAGCAAAAACAGTATAAGCTGGTCTTTATCAACCTTTGTCAAGTCCAAATTCAATTTTGGTTCAACAACGCCGATAACGACCGGCGGCAGGACTCCTCCTTCCAAGAAGTCTGTCATCATTTGATGTCGTATTCTCACTGCGCTTTTTGAAGTTTGCGCCTTACGCTGCCCCTCAAGCGCACCATCATTGGTATACGCAACATCAATAATCTCAAGATAAGTCCTTAAATCAATGTTTGTGATTATTGACAAGCAGTGCGATTTTGCATCATGCAGCACATTCAGCTGCTCGGATTTCTGCTCATCCTTTACTTTAGTCATACTTCGCCCTCTTAGTGCCTAAAACTAAATCACCAAATTTTCCTTCGCCAAACTAAACATCTGCAGAGCGAAATTCCAAACTGCCTCGATGATTAACGAATGATTATGCTTTGCAACTAATAGATGCCGCCAAAATCGGTTCAAAGCACGGGAGATCGGCCGACGCATCCCCTACTGTTTTCATGACCCTCGAACTATACCGGCCAGGAGCTACTATGCCCATCACCTACGAAAGCGTCTGCAGCGGCATTGAAGCTGCGACGGAAGCCTGGCGCCCGCTGCGCTAACGGTCCCAGCTCTACAAATTCACCCCCTTATTCAACGATAACGCCTGCCCGGCGAGGGCGGCGCCTGCACGCATGGAGCAAGCCATGACTTACACGCTCCACCTTGGCAAGTGCATCGACGCGATGCGCGCTATGCCTGAAAACTCGGTCGACAGCATTGTCACCGACCCGCCTTACGGCTTGAAATTCATGGGAAAGCGCTGGGACTACGACGTGCCTGGCGTCGACACTTGGGTCGAGTGCCTGCGTGTACTAAAGCCCGGTGGCCACCTGTTGGCCTTCGCCGGGACCCGCACCCAGCACCGCATGGCCGTCCGCATCGAGGACGCTGGCTTCGAGATCCGTGACATGATTGCCTGGGTCTATGGCTCGGGCTTCCCGAAGTCGCACAACCTGGACGGCGAATGGCAAGGCTGGGGTACTGCACTCAAGCCCGCGCTGGAGCCGATCACCGTCGCCCGCAAGCCGCTGATCGGTACCGTGGCGGCGAACGTGCTAGCGCATGGCACGGGCGCGATCAATATCGACGCGTGCCGCGTTCACTCTGGCGACTCGCAAGGCTATGCCTACACGGTACAGCGCATGGCGCCAGGCGCTGACCAGAACAGGACGGGCAAGACTCATCAAAACGGCGTGGCCTTTGAGGGTCACACGAAGGATGGTCGCTGGCCCGCCAACCTGATCCACGATGGGAGTCCTGAGGTGATCGGCGAGTTTCCCAATGCGCCTGGGCAGCTTGCCAACGTGAGCACGAATAGCGAAGCCCGCAAGACACAGAACACCTGGGGCTCCATGAAGCGCGGCCGCGGCAATGAGCCCTCGGCAGGCAGCGGTAATGTTGGCCAAGTCGGCTTTCGTATGAAGCCCGGCGAGCGCCGTATGGATTCGGGTAGCGCAGCCCGGTTCTTCTATTGCGCCAAGGCCAGCCGCGCAGATCGAAATGAGGGGCTGCATTCTGATGTACTGCCGGCCGTAACAGCCCACGCCACCATGCGAGCGCGCGAGCAAGCAGACTGGCCCAGGCGCAACGGCAACCACCATCCAACGGTCAAGCCTACCGACCTGATGGCCTACCTCTGCCGGCTGGTCACACCGGCCGGCGGAATTGTGCTGGACCCGTTCATGGGCAGCGGCAGCACTGGCAAGGCGGCCATGCGTGAAGGCTTCAAGTTCATCGACTGCGAGCTATACCCGGAGTACTTGGCGATTGCCAAGGCACGCATTGAGCACGAGCAGGCGAAAGCTGCCGCCGCGCGCGAAAGCGCGATCGCTACCGAGTCACAGCTGAGCCTATTCGGCAACTGACCCTGCCCTTTCCTATTCAGTCACGCCAACCGGCGAGCATCGCCCATGTCTGCACCATGCAAAAGCCACCCTTTCGACTTCAAGACCCAGTACGGCCTGGGCTTCGCCCCCCCAGGACGACGAGCTGGTAGTGGGCTTCTCTACGGTAGTGCCCCGCCGGCACTGTCGCCAGCTGCGTGAGCCAGGCTAATCGGGCAACTCATACAAAGCTGCCGGCCAACCGCTGAAGAAGATGAGGATGCCAGGAATCGACAGGCCAAGCAGATAATGTCCTGGCTCGATCAGCACGCCTATAGCCCATGCCCCCATAAGCGCGCCACCAACGATACGCCGGTGGCGCGGTGTGAATTTTTGACAGGCTTCCAGCCTTAATCGCATTGGCATTCCCACACTCCCTGTTGAATGCAACCTTGCTGGCTTACTCCTCCAGCATCTGTTTCCTGTATTCGGCTATGTCTTCAGCCGTTACGTCCTTCCTGTAGCAGACGGGCGAGTAGCCACCTGGCTTGCTGTAAGCGCTTCGCCTCCCGCATGAGCTGCCGTTTCGAGCGGTATTGAAGGGACAGGCACACGGTCCAGGATAGGAAGCAATCGACTCGGCAATGATTCGCTTCGCTATCTCATTATCGGATAGAGCGTTTTGCCTGGCCTCAGCTCCGAATGCCATGAGCAGGACACTAACCGCCAGCGCACCTAGCACACGCATCTCGACACCTCCATGTCATCGCGTATTCGCCAGCACCACCGGCGACCAATCCTATTTTTAGACGACAGACTATCAATTCGCCACCAGCTGTAGCGGAGGGATGTCTTTTATTGGTGACCCCACATGCCCACACCGCGTAAAAATAACCCTTTCAACTTCAAGACCCAGTACGGCCTGGGCTTCGACCCGCAGGACGATGAGCTGGTCGTGGACTTCTTCTGCGGTGGCGGCGGTGCCGGGACCGGCCTGGAGATGGGCCTGGGCCGCGCGGTGAACGTGGCCAAGAACCACAGCCCGGCCGCGATCAGCATGCACACCGTGAATCACCCACACGCCCGGCACTTCACCACGGACGTGTTCGACGGCGATCCGGACGTCGAGTGCCAGGGCCGTCCGGTCGGCTGGTTCCACATGTCGCCTGACTGCACCCAGCCAGGCCGCTGGCGGGCAGCCGCGCAAGCGCGAGATCCGCAACCTGTCCTGGATCGGGTTGAAGTGGGCTGGCAAGAAGCGCCCCCGGGTCATCAGCCTGGAAAACGTGAAGCAGATCCTGCACTGGGGTCCGCTCATGGCCAAGCGCGACAAGGTCACCGGCCGCGTGATGAAACTGGACGGCACCGTGGCAGCCGTGGGCGAGCGCGTGCCGGTGCACCAGCAGTTCCTAATACCGAACCCCAAGCGGCGCGGTACGACCTGGCGCCGGTTCGTTCAGCTGCTCGAGGGCATGGGCTACCAGGTGGAGTGGCGCATCCTCAAGGCCTGCGACTACGGTGCGCCGACCAGCCGCGAACGCCTGTTCATGCTGGCGCGCTGCGATGGCCAGCCCATCGTGTGGCCCGAGCCCACCCACGCCAAGAACCCAGCCAAGGGCCAGAAGAAGTGGCTCACCGCCGCCGACTGCATCGACTGGAGCACACCCAGCAAGAGCATCTTCGGCCGCAAGAAGCCGCTGGCCGACGCTACGCTGCGCCGGGTGGCCAAGGGCATGCACAAGTTCGTGCTGGACAACCCTACCCCCTTCATCGTGCCGATCGCCAACTGGTCAGGCGAGACAGTCCAGGCCCTGGGTGAGCCCCTGCGTACGGTTACCGCCTGGCCACGGGGCGGCACCTTTGATGTCGCCAGCCCGACCCTGGTGCAGACCGGCTACGGCGAGCGCCAGGGCCAGGCGCCACGGGTACCGGGTCTGCACCAGCCGCTGGGCACGGTCGTAGCAGGCGGCGTGAAGCACGCGCTCTCGAGTGCGGTGATCATGCCGGCCACTCACCAGGGAGCTGATCGCGTGAACGACCCGGGCGAACCCATGCCCACCGTGACGGCCGCCAACCGCGGCGAACTGATGGTCGCCAGCCCGGTGATGATCACCGCCGCCCATGGCGAGGGTCGCCCAGTAGGTGCCCAGCGCTGGGGTGCAGGCAAGGACGCGAGCGACCCGCTGGGCACCGTCACCGCGAGCAACGGGCACGCGCTTGCCTCGGCGGTGCTCGTCGGCGCTGGTGGACCAGAGTATGCCGGCCTGCCCGTGACACCCGACCAGCCGATGGGCACGCTTATGACGCGTAGCCACCGCGCCTTGGCTGCAGCTGCTTTGGTGCAACTGGGCAATGGCGACAAGCCTGGGTCAGCCCCGCGCACCGCCGACCATACGCTTCCACTGGGAACCATCATGGCATCAGGCGGGAAGTATGGTGTGGCGACCGCCTTCATGGAGCAGGCCAACGGCGGATTCAACACCACTCACGCCCTGGCCATGGATGACCCTATGAGCACCATCACCAACTCTGGCAGCCAGCAGCGCCTGGCAACTGCTCACCTGGCCACGTTGCGTCGCAACTGCATCGGGCGTAGAGCAGACGAACCGGTACCGACGTTGACCGCCGGCGCCGAGCACCATGCTCTGGTCGAGTACAAGCTATCGCCTGAGCATGAGGAAGGTGCGTTACGGGTCGCGGCCTTCTTGATCCGCTACTACGGCACCCACAACGTCAGCCCATGCGACGAACCGCTGTCGACCATCACCACCAAGGACCGCCTGGCGCTGGTCACCGTGTACGTCCAGGGCACGCCCTACGTGATCGTCGATATCTGCCTGCGCATGCTGCAGCCGAACGAGCTGTACCGGGCCCAGGGCTTCCCCGCCGACTACGTGATCGATCGCGGCGCCGACGGCAAGCCTTTCACCAAGACCCAGCAAGTGCACATGTGCGGGAATAGCGTCAGCCCGCCGTCCATGGCTGCCTTAGCAAAGGCAAATGATCCTTGGAAAATGCAAACGGAGGCAGCGGTGGCCGCTTGATCCCAACAACTATTATTGAGAATCCATCAAAGTGCTACAGATGATCTCGCAACTAGTTCAATTTTGACGATGCCTTGGAGGCTATTACTGAAAGAGCTGATTATATCTCTGTAAACTCTGTCCGGACCAAGCCCTCCAGCGTAAACAATAACTAACCTGAGATGAAAATCGGCAGGCGAAACAGCCGCCCTAACCAAATGCACTTGAGCGTAGCACCTCGATAATATTCGTTGTAGTTCATTCGCAGAACGAACGTATTTAACCTCTAAACACTGAAGCCCTGAATCTGTGTATGCAGCAGCATCATAGACCACTCCTGTGCTACCCATTTTTACATCGGACTTAACATCAACCCCAGCGAAGCGCTTATCGGTTTTAATGAAATGCTGAGTTAGTTCAAATAGCTCTTTCATCTGTGAGAGCTTCTTTTGCTGCTTAGCGTGCTCGATGAGATCGATGTCGTTTACGGTAGCTTGTATTGCAGAGTCACTTGTATGGTCCAACACCTCAGCGTTCTCAGTAGCTGAAACTCCACCACCTTCTTCTAGGGGCTGAGGTGGTAGGTTGTGAGGATGGCGTGTTGAGTTTACATTGGAATTGGCCTGTTCTTCATTCTCAGAAACCGGTATAGAGCGTTGGTCTATTTGACTATTGGGATCATCAGATACGGATGTGCTTTCTCCTGAGGCATCATGATCGGGAGTTGATGTCTCCGCTGATAGTCGCGCAAAACTATCGAATGGACTAAGAGTCTGTAGAAAAGATTCATCTCTATTATAATCTTTCGGCGCATATAGTTTGCCATGATGCTTAACAACCAAATAACAGAAGGCTGCGAGAATCAGAATCGGAAATAGAACTATGAACCATATTATGATTATACGCTCGCATGAGCTTAAGGTATTAGCTGTGCTGCCTAGCATCCAGTTTGCGAAACCGTAAATTAGGGATATGAACAGCCCGATTATACCCAGCGGATTACGTGCAACGTCGCCCAGCTTCATAACATTCCTCCTTGATATTTAAGCTCTAAACCCAGCAGACTCCTAAGCTGCGCACTTATATCATATAATCACAAATTCTTGCAACTTACACAATAAGGCTTCTGCAACCATCTCACTACTGACGCTGCAAAACCTGCTCAAAATCTCACTTTCGGATTGCACCATGCTGTAACCCCTCTCCCCTCTATTCACTGCCGCGATATGGCGGCAAAGGAATCGTCATGCCTGAAGATATCAAGCTGATCCAGCGCGTAGCTGTCGAGCGCGACCAAGATGGCTGGTGGGGTCACCCCGGCGAGCCAGACTTCGACGAAGATCTGGCCGCATTCAAAAGATGGCTTGTTCAGCAGGGCCTGGAGTTGACGCAGTGGCACATGGAGGCGGACATCGCCGAGCCGCACCCCTACGACGACGGCGAGTGTCATTGCCTCGGGTGGGAGCCTACCTCGCCAGGACCTGAGTGGTTCCTGCTCGGGATCTTCGACACTGAAGAAGGGCCATGCGTGAGCTGGGTGCGTCGGGTGGTTACGCCATGAGGCAGGTCAAGGAACGCCCGATCTTGTTCAGCGCGCCGATGGTGCGCGCCATTCTAGACGGCCGCAAGACAGTGACACGACGCCCTATCAAGCCAAGCATGCGCGGGTTCTACGTCGAAGAGGGCTTCATGGGCACCACGACGTATGGCGCGGTCTGCCTGACCAACCCCAGCGCTCAGGAGGAAGGCCAAGCGAAGAGATTGGCGATCGATATCGCACTGCGAGCGCAGCCATGACCAACCTGATCGAAGTGAAGACGGCCGACTTGGCCGGCGAGGCCCTGGGCTGGACGGTGGGAATGGCCGAGGGCCTGACTCTGTACCTGGACACCCCGATTTACGGCAATAGCTGGCGCGTGTTCGTCATCCACCGGGCCGAAGCGACGGAGCGCTACGAGCGGTACACACCGTGGGAGTCCTGGGCGCTTGGCGGGCCGCTGATCCAGAAGTACCGCGTGGGCGTTGGTCTCTACTCGGATTCATTCTTTGCCGTCACGGGATTGGATGACGTCCCGGGCGATGCGGACGGCTCGACACATCTGATCGCAGCGTGCCGCGCCATCGTCGCCGCCAGGCTGGGCGACAACGTCCAAGTGCCGAAGGAACTGATGCCATGATCGAGCAGTTCACCATCCATGAACTCGAGGCCGTGCTGAAAGGCGTCAAGCCCGGCGACCTGCGCGGCGGCGAGACCATCGCCCAGTACCTGCACCGCAGTATCCAACGCCTGGCCACTGAGCGCGACGACGTGCTCAAGGACCGCGACGGCCTGCTCGAGCGCGGCGCCCACCTGCAATAACCCCTTCCCCATTCCAAAGGCCCGCCGACCCGCGCGGGCGAGGATCCCCTATGTCTGCAATTCAACGATTTCACCAGACCGCGAACGACTGCCTGGAGCGCCTGGCAGCTGCTCTCTGGCCAGAGGCCAAGCTCGCCCTGGTCATCTACACCCCAGGCGAGCCCGAGCGCGACATCGTGCTCAAGGACAGCGGCCTGGACGCTGACGAGGTGGTCAGCACGCTGCGTCGACGTGCCGGCTTGAGCCTGGATGGCGACAACGCCTACAAGCGCGCCATTTGCGATACGGCGGTAGGCGCAATGGCGAGCGGCAAGCAGAACGGCACCCCCCCACCCGAAGGGCACTGGGGGCAGCGCTTCTGGGACATCGGCAGGGCCGAGGGCGCCCTGCAGGAGGAACTGGTGCAGGCGCTGCGCTTGGCACGCAAAGAGCTGGATGCCTGCCAGCGAGTGATCCATTACGCGGGCGGGTTCGATCCCGCCTATGTCAACGATGCCCAGGCTGCCATCAAGGCTGTTGATGCAGTGCTTGAGAAGAACCCCGCCTGACTGCCTACCTGCCGCCGCTGGCGGCCTGGAGACCATCCATGGAAAACGAAATCCTTTCCGACGAAGAGCTAGCAGAAATCACTGGCTACAAGACCCGGGCCGGCCAACGCCGGTGGCTGGCCAAACGCGGCTGGAATTTCATCGAGAGCCGCGGTGGGCGACCGCTGGTTGGACGGCATTACCTACGCACTCGCCTGGGGGAAAGCCCAGTGAGCATCGTACAGCTCCAGCCCCCGCAACTACCCCTTTCGGCCTGGACGCCGGACTTTTCGAGAGTGCAGTGAATGCGACCCCGCAAGAACGAGAACCGGGACCTCCCACCCAACGTATATCGCAGGAAACGGAAGCGTAAAGACGGCACCTACTGGATTGGTTACTACTACTCGAACGCCAAGGGTGAGGAAGTATCCCTCGGCAGCGATCTGGTCCAGGCCCGCATGAAGTGGGCAGACCTCGAGGCCAAGGATGTGCCGCAGGATCTGCGCACCATGCGGGCGATATTCGATCGATACGTGCGCGACATCTTGCCCAAGAAGGCCGAACGCACCCAGAAAGACAACCTCGCCGAACTGCGGCAGCTGCGTCCAATCTTCGATGACGCCCCTATCGACGCCATCACGCCAGCAATGATCGCCCAGTATCGAGACGCACGGACAGCGAAGGTGCGGGCAAACCGAGAGATCGCTACCCTCTCGCATGTTTTCAACATGGCCAGAGAATGGGGACTCACGGTCAAGGAGAACCCTTGCCAGGGCGTGCGCAAGAATAAGGAGGTGCCAAGAGACTACTACGCAAACGACACGGTGTGGGATGCGGTGTACCGACAGGCAGCACCGGGCTTGAAGGACGCCATGGACCTGGCGTATTTGACAGGCCAGCGTCCGGCGGACGTGCTGGTGATGAGGAAGGATGATGTTGAGGGGGATTTCCTGGTGGTCCAGCAGCGCAAGACCCATAAGAAGCTTCGGATCATGCTGTCGACCGATGGAGTGAGCAACAGCCTGGGCAACCTAATTCATCAGATGGCTGCTCGAAACGGAGAGTACGGCTCGCCGTATCTGATCTTGAGCGAGCGAGGGAAAAGGATGACGGCGCCGATGCTTCGCCTTCGCTGGGATGAAGCCCGGGCACGGGCCCGCATGGTAGCCACCGAGGCAGGAGACCCGCAGCTAGCCGCGCGGATCGGTCAGTTCCAATTCAGGGACATTCGTCCGAAGGCAGCGTCAGAAATCAAGAACATCGAAGATGCGAGCCTGCTTCTGGGTCATACCAAAGGCGACATAACAGAGCGCGTATACCGTCGAGTTGGCGCGATCGCCAAGCCATCGAAATAG